ATATAATTATTGTGCTACGATTAGGAAGAGGAAGGAGAAGGAATCTCAGTATCGGGCTGGGAGGTTTATTATTTTACCAATTTATTAGTGATATGAAGGAATTAAATTTATTAGAATTATTTGCAGGATCGAGGAGTGTTGGAAGCGTAGCTTACGAGATAGGAATAAATTCATTCAGTGTTGACTGGGGAGACTATGACAACATTGATTTAATAATAGATATAGGCAACTTAACGAAAGAAGACATTCCTTTTATTCCAGATGTTATATGGGCCTCTCCAGACTGTACCACTTATTCAATAGCAGCTTGTTCTACTCATAGGACAAATACAAAAGAACCTAAGAGTGATTATGCTAAAGACTGTGATAGGATAAATCAACATTGGATATCGTTAATGAAGCAGTGGCTAGAATTAAACCCAAACATGGTTTTCTTCATAGAGAATCCAAGAGGGATGTTAAGGCATATGCCATTCATGCAGGAATTTAAAAGACATACTGTTTGGTATTGCAAGTACGGTGATGACAGAGCAAAACCTACTGACGTTTGGACAAATTCGGAAACATGGATTCCTCGTCCTATATGTAGAAATTACAAGTACGACAAGGAGGGGAACATAATAGACAAGCACTGCCATCATGAAAGTGCTAGAAGAGGAGCTAAAACCGGTACTCAAGGTCGTAAAGATAGCTACGACAGATCTAAAATACCAAGAGAGCTTTGTGTAGAGATATTAGCTAGTTTATATAAATAATTATCACTATCTTAGCAGTTCTCAAAACTCAAAAAAGATTCCAATGATTATAAAAAATCCATCCTAAGAATTTCGTGATCGAAAGTAGCGAAGCGGTGACTTTTTTGGCCGTGAGAGTTTCTAAGGGATGGTATTTTAAATTATGCCAAGATTAAAACATGGGATGTACAAAACCAGGCTCTATAATATATGGAGAGCAATGAAAGCTAGATGTTATTATCCTAAAAGAAATTGTTACGAACACTACGGGGGCAGAGGTATTAAGGTGTGTGAAGAGTGGAAAAACAGCTTCATTCCATTTTACGAATGGTCCATGGAGAACGGCTACAAAGACCATTTAGAAATAGACAGAGAAGAAGTTGATGGCAATTATGAGCCAAACAATTGTAGATGGGTTACTAGAGTTGAAAACCTGAGAAACAAAAGGAAGAAGGAGGGGTGTTCATCTAAATACATAGGTGTGTGTTTCGATAAATCGAAGGGAAAATTCATGGCCTCTATTAGGATAAATAGAAAAAATATATTTATAGGGAGGTATACCACGGAAAAAGAAGCTGCTATTGCTAGAGATGAATATGTTAAAAACTCTGGTTTAATCGGATTTAATCTAAATTTTAAAAAACAATAATTATGTATTTAATGTTCGACACAGAAACGATTTCTTTACCAAAAGATTATAAGCAAGGACCATCAGCTAACGACAACTGGCCCAGGGTCCACGAAATCGCCTGGCAACGCTACAATGAAAAGCGAGAGCTAGTCCACGAATACAAAACCTTGATCAAACCTAAAGGATGGGAGGTGCCAAAAACTATGATTAAAGACGGGATTGAGGTTCCATCGTTTCAAGCAGAGTACGGATACTCTACTGAAGAGTGCGAAATGTTTGGAGAAGATATAGCCAAAGTATTAAGTTTATTCAGTATTCAATTATTTAAATCCAAATATATCATTGCCCATAACATGTCTTTTGACCTCAATGTGGTGGCATCAGAAATGATAAGAACTGGATTGAAAGTTCACTATCCACCTGGTAAAACTCGTCCCAAGAAAATCTGCACCAAAGATGAAGGCACCGATTTCTGTGCCATTCCAAATCCTCATAAATGGGCTAAAGGCTTCAAATGGTGTAAGTTAGAAGAATTGCACATGAAACTTTTCAATGAAGAATTCGAAGATGCCCACGACGCATTAGGGGATGTCAAAGCTTTAGCCCGATGTTTCTTCGGCCTAGTAGACGCAGGAGTAATAACCCCCTAATAGGTACCCATTAGGCACCCACTAGCTACCCAATGCTATTAAAGTAAAGAAAAGTAAATCAAAATAAATATATATTTATTGCCACATATCTAATTTTTTAATTACATTTGCGATGGGAAACACAAAACACACCTACAGAAGTAAGATGAGGGTTCATCCTGAAGATGTAGACAGAATGGAGATATATATGTTTAGATTATCAAATTGGATTTCATTTAGGGAAAGGAGGAGAAATCACGCACATGGCGTAATAACTCTTAGTACTCCTGACAAAAGATATGTTGAGATAAGCCTAGAACAAACAAAGAAAATTGTTTTCGAAATATCAAGGCTGGAAACATTCATCGAAATGTATGACTCAATGGTTGGAGGCAGGGGGCTTACTCTTGCTGTCAAGAATATAATCACTGGAGATATATTTACCTACGGAAATTACAAGGTCATGTCGGAGGTCACCGAAATAGACGCTATGAAAATTCATAACTCTGTAAAGAGGAAGTCCACTATCAACAACAAATATTTAGTCAAGGCATTCAAGTACGAAGAGATCGTGCCCGTTAATCAAATAGATTGGAGAATATGATTGCAGCAGCTGATGTACCGGAGGATTTCTTAAAGTGCCTAGTGTTTAAAAACACTGAAAAGCTTAATGCGGATCAATTGAGAGAATTGGTGCATGATTTACTTACGGATGAGATGGAGAGGATTCAGTTTGCTGTGGAGGCTTCTGGAAGTAAAGAACTTGCATGTAGGATAATCGGAATGAACAAAAGAACAATGCATAGAAGGTTAAAAAGTTTAGAGATATGAATAAATCAGAATTAACACATTACAGATACGTAAGAGAGTATCCATGTTATGAGGAGCTTGGACAAATAAGTATAGGGCTTGTAGAGTTTGAAACAGTAAGAGAAACTCCATGCGGTTATTGGATAAAGTTAAAAGGTGCAAGTAGTTATTATAAGCAAAAATTTGTATTAAAAAACTCAACAAAAAGGTATGCTTACCCGACTAAAGAAGAGGCTTTTGAATCCTTTAGAATTAGAACTTCAAGATCACTAGGATACGCTAAAAGAGATGTTAGAAATGCCGCTGAGTTTATGAAATTGATTGCAGACTTTGAAATTAACACTTTAGAATCATGAACCCAATAAAAATAAGCCCCAACACCCACAGGAACCCCATAACCTACAACGTAATCTGCGAAGGATTAACCGAAAGCCGCTTCAATGTCGAGCTTCCTAATCTAGGAAAAGTTGTGAGGGATTTTAGCAATAAGGTAGATGCCATTCAAGGCAGTAAATATGAAAACGAAGTCAATGACACTAGGAGAGCTCATTAACAGCAAGGGCTATAAGCAGAAGTTTATAGTGGAGCAATTGCTCAAAAAAGGATTTGAGGTATCTCAGACCCATTTCTCAAGGCTATGTAGCGATAAGCATACACCCCACGGAAATGTTTTCTACGAGAAAGTATCTGAAATATTAGGAACTTCCCAACAGGAAATTAAAGATTGTTTCCATGATAAGTAACAAGGATCCAGATGATGGAATTCCTCCGTTCAAAGATTTAATCATGCTGATGATAGTGACCAGAGTGTGTTTGATGATGCTCGGGGCCTTGCTGTCATCAATTTAATTAGTAATCAATAAATAATACATATAAATATGAAAAAAGAAGAGCTTATAAATCTGCAACTAGAGAAGGGGCAGCTTGAGAAGGGCACTGGATTTGGTGGATTTTACACCAGACTTCCTCAAGTAATGAGAGGAAAGTTGAACCTAGCGATGCCAGCAGAATCAATTGGAAAACATCCATCAATGAGTTTTCTAAGTACAATTAAATCGATCTATGTTACAGAGAGATTGAATGATGTGTTCGGTGTAGGTGGATGGGATATAGAAACTGAAGTAGTTAGTGTCGATGCTATGATACATAAAGTTAAAGGAGTTGATGTTGAATATACACACGTAATAGTAAGTGGCAGAATTTACTTCAGGGAATTTGATTTATATGGACCAGTTAGCTACGGCGGCCACGATGAGAAGACATTGATGGCGGTTAACGCATTCAAGGGTGCTGTTACCGATTGCCTTTCTAAATGCGCCTCAATGCTTGAGATTGGACTCCAAGTATTCAAGGGAAATCCAATGGATCGTACTCCTGGTAGTAAATCTAAAAGGTTAGATGAACACGCCCCAGTTAAAAAGGCTGAACCAAAGAAGGAAGCTGTAAAGGAAGAAGTAACTACAACAGCGGGAGAAACTGCAGATATGGGTAGTGATGCTAATGCAGCTGGAATGGCTAAGCCTAGTGTTAATGAGTCGGAAGAAGCCCTTGTGTTAGAGGAAACTCCCCCGGCTAAAACAGAAGCTGAACTAGCTGCTGACGCTGAATTAGCACAACTACAGTCTCAACACAAATTCTTATTTGGCAAAAAAGCTAATGCCAATGTTAAGATTGATAATCTTAGAAAGAAGGTTCAGGATGAGCAAGCCAAGAGAAAGGCTGTTGAAGAAGCTCCTGTTGAAGAAGAGACTACTCAAGATGCGAAAGTTGTTGATGAAAGCCCATTTAGAGATGAAGTAGCTGAAGAGGTTGCAGCTGAAGTTGTGAAGGATTTAAATCACTTCAAAGGAATTATTGACACCTACACTTCTGCTGCTGAAATTGGCAAAGATGCCAAGAAATTATTAACTGAATGTGCTACTGCAGGATTAAGTGGAGATGAGCAAAAAGAGTTCAGACAGCACTGTAACGCTAAGTATAAGTCACTATCATAATGTCAGACTTACCATTCGAAGAGGAGGAGTACAGCTCAGAGCTGTCTCTTCCCGATGGTAACATAAACAAAACTGTTCTTAACGGAATAGCAAAAGCTTATGTTGCTAACGCTATTGAGGCTGGAGACATTGATATGATAGATATTTATGTTAAGGCAAAATCAACTGTTGAGTTAATGAACGCCGTTGCTAAAGAATCCAAGTCTAGAGCTGAGGAGGAAGTTGCTAGAGGAGGTAAGGAAGGTGTAAAAGTGTTTGGTGTCAAAGCTGAGATAGCTTCCGTGGCTACAAAATATGATTACAGCGAAGACATAGGCTGGGTAGATCGAAAGAAGAAGCTCGATGAAGCTAAAGCCGAGCTAGATGCTTATCAGGATGCCATGAAACAAGCGATGAAGTATGAAGGTGTGTCGATTGAAGGAGAGGTTGTGGAGCCAGCTAAAGCTATCGGTGGTGGGGAGACCATTAAAATAACAATTCCAAAGAAATAGGATATGAGAGACATTGAATTTAAAGGAACCTGTTCAGACACTGGAGAAGTTATTTGTGGATCTCTCCTGATGAAAGCTTCTGGTGGTCCAAGAATAATTGGGAACGATGAAAACAAGAATGAGTGGTGTCCAGTTGAATTAGATTCTGTCAAATGGTATTCTGGCATTAACGATAAGACCGGAAGAAAACTATTCGAAGGAGATAAAGTTACTGCCAACGGAAAGATAGGTAAGGATGTTGTTTTCGAAATAGTATTTGCTGATGGTGCCTTTTGCATGAAAGGATTCAGACAGATAGATAAAAAGTACGATGATTTATGTACGATTAGAGATCAGATGTTCTTTGCTAAGAAACAAGGAAAAGAATTAGAGTTAACTTATTTTGAAGAGGCTGAAGAAGAGTTCGACCTGTTTGCTTAAACTTAAACACATGAGTAAAGACACATATTTTTTCAGTCATGACTCTTTTGCTAGAAGAGATCCAAAGATAATGGCAATGATGTCCATTTATTCCTCAGCAGGATACGGATACTACTGGATACTTGTAGAGATGATGAGAGAGCAGGACGGATACAAGTTAAATATAGATGGCAAATATTCTTATAAAGTCATAGGAACCGAGCTAGATATAGCCGATAAAGATGCTGAAGAGTTTGTTGATGACTGCGTGAACGAGTTTGGATTATTCAGAATTGAGGACGGACATCTGATAAGCGATTCGCTCCTGTCAAGAATGAAGCACCTTGACGACAAGAGAGAGATGGGTCGGAAAAGTGCTAAGAAACGGTGGGATAAACACAATAAAAAGAAGAAGCCCGAGAAAGAAGTTGATAGTGGACTTCCCTTCGAAGATGAGGATGCCCCCAAGAAACCAACTGACACGGAAGTATTCTTGAAAGTGTTTAATTCGGTGAAAAAGGAATCTATAAAAGGTTCTAAAGGTCACGACTCTTTATCTGACACTTCCAAAAGAAATCTAAAAAAATTATTGAAGAGAGGTTATTTCATGGATGAATTTGAAAAAGCAGCAATCGCTATGTTTCAAAACAAGTGGGTACATGATACTGGTAATACTGGTCCTGCCCATCTATTAGTTGAAGATAATTTCGATAGGTATTACTGCCAAGCAGTTGAGCAAAATATAAAACCAACTATAGTTAACGATAATGTTCAATCTTATGAAGATATAATGAATGGATAAATTTAGAGAACTAGGAATCGATTTGAAAGGCAGGACTTCGGGACAGATTAAAACTCTTTGCCCCAATTGTTCTCACCTCAGAAAGAAAAATTCCAAAGAACCATGTCTGTCCGTTAATATTGACGAAGGAACTTACAACTGCCATCATTGTCAGGCTTTCTCTGGAGGAATAAACGATAACCGTCCAGTCTACAAAAGACCCGACGACAGTAGAATGGTTAGCCCTACCAGCCAGCTATTCGATCACTTCAGAAAAAGAGGTATCAGCAGGGAGGTTGTCCAGGCTAATGATATTTCCTCTTCAGATTCGGGATTAATTGTTTTTCCGTACAAGAGGAGAGGTGAGTTAATTAACTTTAAAGTTAAGTCGTTCGATAAAAAGAGGATGATGCAAGCTCCAGAAGCTGAGGCTATCATGTTCAATTACGATAGGTGTATTGGTGAAAAAGAGATCATAATTTGCGAAGGGGAAGAAGATTCTATGGTTTGGGAGATGGCAGGAATCACCTACCACACTTCAGTAAACCAAGGTGCCCCCAACGAAAACGACACCAACATCGATAAGAAACTCCAATGCGTGGACAATTGCTTTGAGATGTTCGAAGCTGCTGATACAATTTATTTAGGTGCTGATAACGATGCTAATGGTCGTAGATTGAATAAGGAGTTGGCTAGAAGGTTTGGGGCTGAGAAATGTAAGATAATCGATTACGGGATCTATAAAGATGCCAATGAAGTATTATTGAACGAAGGTCCAAAGGAACTCCTGAGAATGAAGAAAGACGCTAAGGATGTGCCAGTAAGTGGTATATTCAACGCTGACGACATGAGAGGTTCAATGCTCGATAGATACCGTAATGGTAAACCTAGAGGAACTACAACTCATATTAAAGAGATTGATCCAGCATGGACATGGAAGACTGGAGAAGTTACAACATGGACCGGATACAACAACGAAGGTAAGTCTCAGTTCTTAGAGTATTTAGCAATAGCTAAAGCTTATTGGGACGGATGGAAGGGGGCTTGGTTTTCTCCTGAGAATACTCCAGTGGAAGATTTCTTCGATGAGATTATTGAGATGTTCGTAGGAAAGTCATGTGACAGGCATTATAGTAGCTCCAGTCATTATATGAATCAGATGGAGTATGAAGCTGGAATTGATTTTGTGAATAAGCATTTTTTCAATATCATGCCAGACTTAGATTTTACTATTGATAATTTATTTGATAAGGCTAGATACTTGGTAAAAAAGAAAGGGATTAGGATTTTAGTAATAGATCCTTACAACTGGGTAGAACATCAAATGAAGCCAGGAGAACGAGAAGACTTATATATCTCAAGATTTATGGCACAACTGAAGAACTTTGCTAAAGTAAATGACTTGTCAGTTCATTTAGTAGCCCACCAGACAACCCCATCAAAGGATCAGTCAGGAAAATACTATAAACCATCTAAGTATAGAATAAAAGGAGGGGGAACATTTTCGGATAAAACCGATAACGTAAACTTTGTATGGCGGCCAAACCTTGCTATCGATCATAAAGATAACGAGACTATATTTGGTAGTCAGAAAATTAAGAAACAGAAATTAGTAGGTATTCCTCAAGACATAATGGGAATAACCTATGACTTGAAATCAAGTAGATATTTATTCAACGGAAAAGATCCGTTCCGAGCCATTGATGAAGATAGGCTGGGGGTTCAAGCAGAAATCAATGACGATCCATTCGGGGCAATTCAACCGAACATGGCGTTTGATGATGAAGATGAGCCTGAATTTTGGAGCCAAATAAATGATTGAGATATGACAGAACAAGAATTAATAGAAAAGATTGACACAGGAATCGTAATAGTTGTTGACACAAGTAATTATCTAGCATCATACTCAGAGGAAGTTCCTTTTAAGGCAGAGGTTGAATTTGTGACAGATTATCCAATGCTTACTGTAAAAAGTATGAGCACAAGTAAAGTGTATGAGTTATATCCTAATCAGATACTTGAATGTATGAGTATGGTGCAGATTCAAAATATGATTAATATTAAAAAATACGGAGAGATATGAAATTATCGCCAAGAGCAATAGGAAATTTGACTGCAGGATCGACCTTCGCAGCAATAATGATTTTAATGTATTTATTGACATGAAATTTAAAATAACAAAAGAATCGGACATTAAAGAAGTTGCCACAAGAATGGCAAATGAAGTGTTTAAGGCTTTGTCAAAAGGACTTAATGACCGTATTAAACAAATTGAAGAAGATGTGATCGTGGAGGTTAATATTGATGTTAATATTAAAAGTGATGATTCATAATTATAAATAATTGATATGAGCGACAACATGCCATTTCCCCAAGAAGATCCTCTGCTAGAAGAGATAGAGTTAATCACTCACTTCTACGCCCGAGAGGATGCCATGAAAGAAGGTCTTTCCGAGGCAATATTAAAACTAATAGAAGATTATGGAAGAGGAACATCCAATAGTAATGAGGTTCACGATGATAGTGGTAGTACTGTTTCTAGTGTACTTAGCACTGGTCATCAAGAGCTCGACACAAGTCTCAGATTGGTCTCAAGAGCCATTGAAGAGTACGAAGGAAATCCAACCCCCACAAGGGATGACATCAGCAGACATCTACAGATGATATCTTCCCATGTATTCTTCCTAGAGGTTTTCAGATCAGATTACCACAAGAAATGGAACTCAGTAGTACATGGGTTTACTGGACCAAAAACCAGAGCTGAGATTGAGGCGAATGAGGAGGTGCCACAATTGTATATGTTGAGGAAGGTTACCGGGGCTGCCAATAAATCTATGGATGCGATGAGGAGTCAACTTAGTGCAATGAAGAACAATTAAAAAATTAGAAAGATGAAAATTTTATTAACAATAACCTTGCTAATATTGATAGCAACTTTTTTAGTTGTATGGTATTTTAAAAGAAAAAGGAAGGTAAAGAAGATATACTGTGTATCTGATTTTCCAAAACCAATAAATGGAGTAATACAACTTAAAAGCAATACAACTTATAGATTGATGAATGATTTAGACCTAGGAGATAACACCATCGTAATCAAGTCGGATACTACTATAATGGGAGATTGAATAACAAATACAAAACCTTAGTAAATGTTCTGTCCTAAATGCAAAAATAGAGAATCGAAAAAGCAGATTGAAGGCTTTGAAGAATTGAAAGCGATTCAGAAAAAGAGGTATGGCAAAATACCTTGTAATAATTGTCTAATCGAATTGATAGGAGGATATAACGAATATGAGAAACAAAAAATAAACCAAATACTCAAAGAAATGGGTATTGAAAAACCTTCGAACAAATGAAAGCTTTTAAAAAGGCAGATGAACTAATAAATAATAAGTAATGGGAAAGCAAACAGAATTAGTAGTGTGTAAGTCATGCGAAGAAACAGATATAATAGCCGAAGGTTCTTCATGCAAAAATTGCGGAGAAGTCTACAAGAAAGAGAAAATCAAGAAACCTTCTGCCATGGAAATCTATGTTCATGAAGTATCAGAAGCTAGAGATAAGTACATCAAGGCGATGAGGAAAGAGAAGCTTTCTAAGGAAGAGAAATTGGAGATGTATAAGGAAGAGGACAAGGGTGTTATTTCTTTCAAGGAGGAGTTGCTGGAGTCGGATGAAATGAAATCTTACTTTGACAAGATTCAGGGTGCTAGGGAGAAGTTTATGGAAGATAAATTGAAGGAGCATTTGAGTGAGGGGGATCGGGCTAAGTTTGAAACTTATAAGGAGTTGGCAGATTATTTCGCTGGTGAGGGGGTTGTGAAGACTTTGTACCAGGGATCAGGGTACTCAGATTCAAAGTATGGCATAATGATTAATGGGAAAGAGTATTGGCTTAAGGAAAGTGATATTGAAATATAGTTGTATATTTGATATGGAGTTCAGACTTAGCGGTTTGACGCAAGAGGTTCACGTTCCTGCTCCATATCTCTAACAACGTGAATAAAAACGTATTAAAATGGAAAAAGAAAGGTGGTTACCCATTGAAAATTATGAAGATTACTACGAAGTATCTAATTACGGAAACGTTAGATCGCTAGAAAGGACCTACGTAAATGTTAATATACGAGGTAAAAGAGGAAAGATTCTAAAAGGAGGAAAAGATACTAAAGGGTACATGTTTTTTTCATTTAGCGTAGAAAGTGTCAAAAAAAAGATGTGGGCGCACAGACTTGTGTACCAGGCTTTCGTAGGAGAGCTAATAGAAGGTATGGTAATAAACCATATAGATCATGATGAATTAAACAATTATTACAAAAACTTAGAGCAAATAACTAAAAGAGCTAATAGTTCTCATGGAAATAAAACTAAAAAAACTTCCAGTGAGTATACAGGAGTATACCTACATAAAGCCTCAAGAAAATGGATGTCTAGAATAAATATAAATAACAAGACGATATATCTAGGGCATTTTAAAGTAGAAGAAGATGCGGCTAGAGCTTATGACGCTGCATTAATAAAATACGGATTAGAAAACAAATACAAAAACTTTAACTAATGGAAGAAGATAAATCTATAATAGATACTCATTTTACAGGTACGTCTGGAATACAGTTTGGTAATCCGATGAGTTCATGTTTCTTAGAGGTTAGTTCGATTTACGACAATGAAGAGATGTACGAAGAGTTGAACCCGAACCGCACTAAAGCGATAATCCTATGGATACTCGTGTATTCATTGATAGTGATAGAAGTGTTAGTTTCATTGGCTATTGGGGCATTGCTATATTACTGGATCCAAACTCCCCTTCAGGGTATCGCTTCTGCATTCCTATCTATTCAAATGATCAGGATATTCCCATTAATAACTGTAGATTTCTTCGAAGAAAAAATACCTTCTACATCGAAAATGCTTACTAAATGGAGAAAAGTGACAAAAGTAGATGGATTTATTCCGCTGAAACATTCAATTAAAGATAACTACAAAAAAGAAGGAAATGGCTATAAAAAATAAACACTACGCAATCCGAATGGCTGATGAGATTCAATCCCTTCGTGAAAAATTAAGAATACTGGTCACTGATCCAAAATCCACGGCAGCTACACTTATAAAATTGGAAGTTAAGACAGAGGCTGATGCTGAGGATGCTGCATGGTTTGGAGATACATCTAAAAAAGGAAACGGACTTATCGATCAAATAGAAACCGATGAGTAGGGCTTCAGAGAAATATTCGGAAATGATGAATCAAATCCTTGGCAAGAAGGATGAGATTGTTAATGGAAAGTATCCAATTAGATTAAGCACATGGCATCTTAGGGATAAACCTAAAAAAGCCGTAAATTTAGATGCTGTAGACGATTTGTTTTCTGATGATTTAACGCTGAAGAAGTTGAGAGATCCCAGAAGAAAGAAGGAAAAGGAATATATTGCCAAAAATATTGTTGTGTCTGGAACTTCGAAAGAAATATGGAGGATGACCACAAGCGACAATTACTTGTTTCAAGTATTCTCCGATGTGTTTGGTAAAAGTAAAGCTGCCAAGAAAATTAAGGAGGGAAAGATTGAGGTTGTGAGAGTGGAACTTGATAGTGAAATATTGGGATGGGGTGTTGGTCAGCTGTCTCCAGAATTGTTGTTCGATTATTAATTAAAAAACATTATGAAAAAAATTATCGATAAAATATTTAATAAACTAGGGTACATTCCTAAGCCAAAAGAAATTCCTGTAAATGCTTGTTACGGACAAGAGAGGTTGGTTTTAATTAAAATAGAGAAGAGGATCAGCAAGAAAGAGATATTGGAAATGAACGGAAACATCTCTATGGCAATGTATAGTCTTAAGAGAGAAATGAGGGAAGAACTTTTTATTGAATTAGAAAAATTCACAGAAATAAGACATGTAGCTATGCATGATTATAATCAGCTTGAATTAATATTAAGAGTTGTTGACCTTGGGAAAGAAAAATAAATATAATGCTAAGAAAGTTGTTTGGGACGGTAAGACGTTCGACTCCACCAGAGAATGTTATGCCTATAAATTATTCACCAATTTAAAAATTCCCTTTAAATGGCAGGTAAGATATGAGCTTGTTCCAAAGTTCGAGTTCAACGGAATCAAGATTCAGGCATTGACTATGATTATCGACTATATAGTTGACACCCCCACTCATAAGATAGCTGTCGATGTCAAAGGTCATGTCACAGAAGTTGCCAAAATAAAATATAAGATGTTGAAGTTTCAGCAGCAGGAGATGGTATTTAGAGATTACGAAGAAGTAGTGTGGTTACATAGCGAATCTGAGATAAATGGATTTGCATTTAAAATTAGAGATCAATGGCGAAATTCGAATTAAGTTTAGGTAAACCCGGGCTAATAAAAATATTTCCCAACTTCAATCGAAGCGGAGATCAACCGGAATATAGAGGCATCATGACTGATGATATTGGTGATGAGTATATTGTGTCGCTGTGGGCGAAGAAGGGTGCCAAGGGAGGAAAATATTTGACGGGGAGAGTTACTAGGAAGAGTGATTTGGAGAGTGTGATTAAGAAGCAGGATGTTGAGAGAGATGACAAAGTGGATGATGATGTTGATTTATTTGATTAAACTATAAATTTTAGATATGAATAAGGAGGAAATAAGAAAAATACTACTCAAAGAACTAACGTCTAATTATGATGAAGGAAATATTGAAGATGGAGGCATAGGAGGCGGTGACGAATGTATTGATAAGATATTTAGCTTAATGGGCCAACAATCCAAAGCTAAAGATGAGGAGATAGAGGAAGCTAAAGCAAAAGCATTTAGAGCAGGAAGCGCAATGTTTGATTTAAAGAAAGAGATAGCCGAACTGAAAGAAGGAATAAAAAAAGTTGCTGTCAGGTTTTCAAGAGGTAGGGACATTCACGCAAATAGGATGCAAGAAAAAGATGTTTCACCTATTAAAAAAAATAGAGCATCATACTTAATGAATCATTGCGAAACTATTGTGTTGTCATTAGAGCTACTACTAAACCAAAACAGAGATTAAAAAAAAGCATGAGGTACTATATTTACGTTTATTGGCAGCAAGGAAATGTTGGTGCTAAACAAGTTGACACACTAGAAGAACAGCCAAAAGAAGGATTTGCAACCGAAAGTAAAGCAGAAGAATATTTGCTTGATTTAATTGAAAAGAGAAAAGGATACTATTTTGACAGGGATTGGTATAAGTTTACTATTCTAAAAACGTGGAACTCTAAAAGTGCGTTGGATAAACAACAATTAAACAATAACAGCCTTAATAAAGAAAAAGCTGTAAAACTTAAATAGAAGATGATGGAAATAGCATTAGTATCTGCATTAATACAATATGAGGACTTACCTGTAAGTAGAAGGCAGCTCACCAAACAAATAAGAGAGTTTAATAATTTTGAGATGAGTATGACCTCTCGAAAGAAGTTACTACTAAATGATTTAAATGAGTTAAAGAGATTTGCTTTGTTTGTTAAATCCAATCCTAAACCACCTAAGAAACAATAACTAAAAAGAGAAACTATGATGTATATCACTCGACATGGAAAGCTAGTGTACTTCATAGGGCAGTCTGCAATAGAGATTATTGGGTTTAATAAAAACTTTTTATACATTTGCATTCGTAGCTCGGGCTTATAATCCGATGCAAAAGGTTTCATCAACTTACCTGCTACGATTCTTTTAAATAGTTGGTGTAAATAAAGTTGAAATTATGGAAGAAGAAATTTGGTTGCCAGTTGTGGGTTATGAAGGCTATTACGAAATTAGCAATGAAGGTAAGGTTAAAAACCTAGAAAGAAAAGTTAAAAGTAGATATGGGCTTAGATCGGTGCGAGAAAGAATTTTAAAAATAGATTTAGGCTCAAGAGGATACATGATGGCTGATTTAAGTGTTAATTGCATAAAAATTAAATATAGTGTACATAGATTAGTAGCGATAGCTTTTTTAAAAAACAGCAATAATAAAGAGCAGGTTAACCATATAAACGGAATTAAAACAGATAATCGTGTTGAAAACTTAGAATGGTGTACTCAGTCTGAAAACATGAAACACGCTTTTGAAAATAATTTATATAAAATTGGAGAATCACACCACCAGTCTAAATTAACTGAATTAGAAGTTGTAAAAATAAAAGAATTAATATCAAAAAAAATACCGTATAGAGCTATAGGTAAAAAGTTCAATGTAACAGCTTCGACTATATACGATATAAATAAAGGTAAAAATTGGAAACATATATAAATAAAATCAAAAAATAAATAAAATGGAACTAAAACTAAAAGGAAAAGTAAAAGAGATAATGGCTGTAGAAAATTTTGACAGTGGTTTTTCTAAAAGGCAGTTTGTGATAACTACAGATGATACCTACCCTCAAGATGTAGTATTTGAGTTGATAAAAGATAAGTGCGATTTGATAGATCCGTATGCCATAGGAAGTGATGTTGAAGTGTCATTTAATGTTCGAGGAAATTTTTACAATGGTAAATATTACACAAATATTCAGGCGTGGAAACTTGCGGGAACTGCTGCAGCGCCAGCCAAAAAAGCTCCCCCTACTCCTGCAGCTGCTCCATTCGAAGTAGATGAAAGTGATGACAATACTCCATTTTGATCTAACTAGCCGACTCATGACGGGTCGGCTTTTTTTTATTATATTTGCAGTGGCGATATTGCCACTATATATAAATTAATAAAGACATGTTTATTTTAAGAAAAATCACAGGTAAAAACCTGAACGGAAACATCGAAATGAATTTTAATCTAGGTAATAGTTATACAGTTATTACAGAAGAAAGAAACCCAGAACAATTTAAAGAAGCTGTAAATAAAGGAGCAATATTATGTGACCCTATTATTTATGGCTTTGTAACAGACGAAGGAGGTGAGGTTCATCAATTGTCAGTTCAACAACAGTCATATATCATGACAGAAACAGGAAAAACATTTGATAATTTGACTATTAAATAATACTTTCGAAGTACGAAACTCGATAGGAAAGAAGAGGGCTTGCATTAATTTGTGAGCCTTTTTTCATATCTTTATCAAAAATTAAATTATGGCAAAAGAAAAATATTTTGTGGAAGGAGAACTTTCACCAGAAGACGTTGGATTAACGATAGTTGAAATAAGAGACTGGATTGGTATAACGCAAGAAGGATTAGCTAAGGAAATCGGAATCAAGCTGGCAACCCTCAAGGACATCGAGGAAGGCAGAACAGCCCACGGTTACAATGCCCTATCAAAAGCAGTAGCTAAATACGATCTGAAATGTACAATCAGAGTTGAACAAAAATAAATATTATGCATCTTACTGATTTAATAATTTACTTGTTGGCAACAACGGGGCTGACATTAGCTGTTACATGGTCCAAGATATTTTATCCACTTAGGAATTTATTCGATATCGGAGAACAGACCAGGAGGGCTATAGACAATCCGCTCAATAAGATGAAAATTAGCCCCCGACAGAGCATTTCTCATTTTATATGGAGTCTTCTAACCTGCCCCTTCTGTTTGGCATTCTGGTGTGGGTTTGTAATATGGTGGTTAATGGGAACTGGAGAAATAGGATATGCTATATGCTTATCACTATCAGTAAGTACAGTGACGTATTCTATTTACCGAGCGTTTTGGTTGTAATGACTCCAGCAACAAATCCTAGTCCAATTTGGAACGGGGCTGACTCAAACCATTTCTTTTTCTTCTTAATTGTGTAACTGGTTATTGGTCCAGTATTCACATAAGGGTTGCTGTTCTGAATAGTAACTATATGGTCGTTCTTCTTGAATAGGCCATTTTTTTTGGTGCCTAAAACAATTGATTGAATGTTCGGGATCTGGATACTATCTAATTTGAACATTGTGTTTGTAACGCTTCCGGATAAAGAATAGAACTCATGCTCAAGGCCAAATGGTTTATAAAAAGGAAAGCATGGAATACTATCTGTAAACCTCACTTCCACTTCTTTAATAACTATCTTCTCCTTAATCTGAATTATCACCCCCGGGTCTTTCATTTTTATGTTCTTGATAGCTTTACTCAAACTATCATTCATCGTCATGAGGGTTTTCTCGGATATCTCAAGGGACTCATTGTATGCAATTACATCACCATTAAGGGCTTTATAGAACTTTACGGTATCAGAATAGTCAACATAGGATTCTACTTCATTACGGAAGATGTTTTTATCATTACACTGCTTGAAAACCACCATCAATATAAAGATGATAATCCCGTACATTACTATTCTTTCTAGACCCTTCACTTAGTAGTTCTTTTCTTCAATAGATAGACTGGCCTTCCTTTTATCATTTTGACATTTCTTTGTGGGACTGGTCTAGCCACTGGTCTTTCTGTTTTCTTTCCTTCGCAACACCCCATTATAACCACTCTTCTTTAAGTAAAGTATAAGTAAAGGAGTTACTCCATATTTCAGCTGACTCTGAACAGATTCTAATAAAGGTGTTGAAGTCGTGGGGATTCTGTAGAACTTGGCAACCAGCCGACCATTTCCTCACCTGAACCGACTCATTCTTAGCATTAGCCCTATGGATATTAATCCCAAACATTCCTGTCTCGGTTTCATCAAGATCCATATCGTGCTCTGAGTCTTTATTGTTGTCTCTGAATACGGTAACATCTTTAGCCTGGCATAATGCCATATATTTCCCTTGGTGCTTTCTCAGTGCATAAGCTCCTCTGTACTGACCCTCCTTTAAAATAGCACATCCACTACCATTAAGCGGATTCTCTAGCCAGTGAATACCTGCATCTGCAGTCATAGGAAATTGCAACAAACTCCAAAATCCCTCATGTTTCCAAAAAACACAAAGAACATCATCAAATTTATTAGGCTTTCCGTTAGCTGCTCTAACTCCAACTATATTTAAATTATGACTTTTGTCATCATTCTCGAAAATGGCATATCCTTTTCCAAGCATTGCCTTCATTAATTTCTTAACGGTTATATCTTTTCTCATTACTTAAAATATTGTCTGAGCTTGTCAGCCCTGTTTTTAGATTGGGACTGCTTCTTTGTATCATGACTCTTTTTAGATTGATGAGCTTCATCAATTCCATCGTGATTACCGTGAGTGCCCTTTTTGCGATTGATTGCTTGTAGCACGGATCTATACTTCTTGCGGGCTTTTGTAGAGTGATACTTCTTGTTGTAGGCATCTCTCTTTTTTGCAGCTTCTGGATGTGTCTGGTAATATCTTGCTGATTTACTTTTACCTTTCTTTGTTCCTGCTAGTCCGTTCCGTGCCATGGTAATTATTTCTTTTTGAGTTCTGCGATATAATCTTCGAAATCACATAAATCCTTATGCATAGCCGCCCAATGGAAGTTAACCACACAGCCTTTAATAGTTTCGTAGATGTGCTCTTCTATTTCTACTTCTTCGTCAACCTTTAGCTTATCGTGTATAAGACACTGAACATCTAATCTCTTTTTCTGTTCTGATGTGACTAACCCTTCTCTAGGGATTCCGTCGGTACAAGCTTTTACAAGGTCTTGGTAACTCAACTCCTTAATAGATCCGTCTAATTGAGGTTCTTTAATTTCAGTTGGTTTGTTTTTGAATATTCTCATTCGTATAAGTTTTAATTTATACAAATATAGGCATTTTTATTTACGCCTCTTTCTTGAAGAAATTTGTAAGAAACTTTCCAGCCACACCTATACCTAAAGCAACATAAGAAATCATGTGGGCATCTTCAGATATTCCGTAAGCCGTAATAAAGGCTGACACTGACAACAAGGCATCTCCTAATTTTCTCCACTTAGCTGGAGTAGGGGCACCGTAATTTGAAGTAACTTTTTCTATTGTTTTTTTCATTTCTTTAACTCATGTATAGCTGTTATTATTCGCAACTCCATAGCTTGCATTTTTCCGGTAATTTCTGTAACTGAATTATCAGATCTTTCCCTATTTTCTTTAACATCTGTTTTAACAGCTTCAATCCTTTTGTTAAAAATCTTCTGATTAGTTTCTAAAGTCTCTATTCTTAACTTTAATAAGTTAACTGAACCTTTTAATCTAAACCATACCCCAACAGCTCCTCCCGCTCCAAACAATATACTCAAAAGAGTTTGTAATCCAAATGTCATTTCTCCTGCATCCATCCTAATCTTTTTTAATTCTCTTTATATTTTACATTTCTTTTTGGTTTAATCAAACCACACATCAATAATAAGTAAAATATAGGAGCTATTATGCCGCAAACCATTATTGTTAATAAACTTAATATAAACATCATAATAGGATTGGGGGCTATATACTTCTCACTATCATCATTATGGTAGGCGAAATGGCAATGATCTGGACCGTCTAAAGGAAAGAAGGTTCTATTGATTATGAATTGCATCATAACCCAATACCATTTTGTGAAGTCCCAAGCATGATTGGCATAATAACCTACTCTGCCCGAAATAGTACAATCGGGATTACCCCCAGCAATAGCATTACCTAGTTGGTCAATTGAAACTAATATGTTCCCAACATAGCTCATTATCTTTCGTCTACAATAGCTTCAGAAGCAGCTCTGTCAGCAGCATCAAATATTTGTTTCTTAAGAATCCTTCCTGTATCTAAATGTCTTTTTAAAGTATCTTTACCTGCTGTCCAAAAAGCAACTACATTAGCTTCAGCTAAACTGTATTCGTTATTGTCTAATGTACTTATGTCTAACGGGAAAGTAAATGCAGATTGGTTAGTATGTATCTCAGTCCAATTTATCTGAGCATATACAGATAAAGAAAATGTATTAGATTCATAAGGAAAACCTGCTGAAATTAATATAGCAGTTCTTGTGTCTATTTCATTGTACCTGTATGCCTTGTATTCGTCAAGAGTATAGCCAGAAGTATCTATTCTTTGTTTTAGCATGTCTTAAAATATTATTGTTATTTGTTGCCCATGTTCAATATAAACATCTGGATTACCACCAGAGCTACTACCTCTTCTCACCCTACATGTATAAGATTTATTTTCATCTAAAATAAAGTCCTCAGTTGATATGAGTTCATCAACACCACCAGTAGTTATTGTTTTCCAAACAACACCACCTCCATAGGTTGTCGCAGGACTATCGGTAGCTTCGTCATCTGTAGCGTCCGTTCTATTAGGATTCGTTATTTCAATCCAATCAGCACCATCATTTACATCTGTTATTTCAAATACTCCATCATTAGAGGCGTTAGTAGCCGATTCAATAATCATTTTATCTCCAACTCTTGCTCTTGATAAATCAGGTGTTGTATTAAATGTATATCTAATAGTATTACCAGATTGCCATGCAATAGTATCAACATCTAATTTGGCTAAACCACCAAATCCCATTACTAAGTTGTTTGTGGTATTGTACATTTCAATTACAACGTCCTGTCCAGATTGATCATGACCAACTGTAACATCAAACCTTGCTTTAATAGTGGATGCATCTGGATTATATGAAGAAATCTCTCCTATAAATACAGGAGATTCTCCAGGTGCTGTTGGATCAGTTATCTCTAAAAATGTAGTACTTGTTGTACTCCATGATGATTTTATTGATGAATCAACATCTATATAAGCACCTGCTAAACCATCATTTGCATCAAATGGTATTCTCCAATTAGTTGTGCTTGCATCAGCACCGATTAAAGGAATTACATCATAACCTTCAAAATGACTTGATTCAATAGATGCTTCGCCAAATGTAGTTGGATCAACAACAGAAGAAACATCTATAGCTATATCACCAGATTGATCTGATTCAAATGTACAATTTGCAACATCTAATTTTTCAGCTTTGTAAGATTGGCAATCTAAAAATGTAGTAGGTCCTGACCCTGAATTTCTTGAATGTATTATAAACGCATCACTCATGTGTATATGTCGCACTTCTGCCGTACGAACAATACCCTCATTCCAATTATTAAAATGGACTAAGGTATCAATATGAATGTCGTGCATTTCTCCAAGAGTCATAACCCTATTACAAGTATGTATTCTTGTTCTGTGTATAACAAGTTCTTTTGTGCCAGTAGTATCAGAAATATTTAAAACTGTTCCAGAAGGACAAGAAAGAGCTGTTGAAGCTATACCACATCCAACATCAGTAGCAGTTACTAAATCACCAGCCAAACCTGTAGAAGTAAGAGATGTATGAGCTTCACCACTTCCAAGTATACAACAATCTCCACCAAAAACTATTCTATCTCCAGCTAAGTCTACATGAGCCCCTAAATGATAGGCTCCTGAAGGAATTGTAATAACACCTCCAGCGTAAGTAGTAGCAGCATCAATAAAATCTTGAGCAGTGTTTATAACAACAATATTAGTAAGCTGTTTTAAAACAGTGATTCCTAAATCATCAAGACCATTTAACATTCTTTTTTCGCCAGCCATAATTATACTATTGGAGCACCATTAATGCTTGTTAATCTATTTATTACGGATACAGCTATATCGATACCTGTTTGACCGTTTAACCATAACATGTACTCATCAGTTGCAGGATCAAATAATATAACATCTGGATCATCAATCATAGATCCTGGATTCTCTGGATCATCAATTTGAGGAGCTACTAAAGGTAGTCCATTTGGATTAAAAATAATTTGATAATCTTTAATTTCAGGAGCAAATTCTTCTGAACCTCCATCAGCAATATGATAATCTTTGTATAATACAACTATTCTTTTATTGCCAACTAAATTTATATGAACCTCTTCAAGTTCATTAAATCTTTTTAAACCAGGTATTTTTGAAGTTACCTCTGTTTTTATTACTGTTGTTAAATAATCCATATCTTTTATTATTAAGCTAATTGTATTGCTAATGTTCCACCAGCATCTACGTAAATTCTATATCTTGTTCCTGAAGTTTCTTGAGCAACTATTAATCCTAATCCATTACCAACCGTTTCAATACCACCAGTTACAGTTAGTTTCGAAGCTCCAGTTGCAGCTCCTATAACAACATTATCTGCACTCCAATCAACTCTAAGTAAGTTGGCATCTGATGTTCCTTCAAACAATGCATCTGCTGTTTTAGTGTGCAAAATAGTATTTGTTGCTGGAACTATATGTCCAAGTGCTAATCGTTGTTGAATATAGTTAGGTGGTCCACCTCCAGTAGATAATTGAGTTTGTATTGTTCCTCCTGAATCAGTTATGGTCATATACGGATTAACACCCGTTTGAGTAAAAATGAATTTACCTGACCCACTAAATGCTCTAAATTGAGCAATCTTTCCTGCTGATGCAGCTGCTGTTGATGTTAATGGAGCATAAGCAACAACCCCTCCTGCTACAATAGAGCCTGTATTTGTTAGGACACCTATATTAGAATAATTTAATATATGAGATGCATCTGAATTTTGAGCTCTAAAAGAATATGTTCCGCTTCCGGTATCGACACCTTTTGTATGAAGCTTTGCTGATGATGGATTTACTCCTACACCAAGATTTCCTGTTTGTACATGTAAACCATCAGCTTCTGCTCTTAATTTAGAAACAACAGCACCTGCTTTATACAATTCAATAATGCCTTGTCCTATTGATTCTGCTCTCAATTGAAATGCAATATTATCAGGAGTTGCAATAGTTCCAGACCTACCTATAATAACGGGTTTTGAATATCCACTTGAAACAGAAGCTGAAATTTCAATAGTTCCTGAAGGAGCATAAGTAGCCTCTTTACCCCATGCTATTTTCTTTGTTGGGTTAGTTGCTGTATGTGTACTATGGATAGATCCTTCTCTGTTAATGCTTGTATAGTCAGAATTTGTGCTATTTGTAAATTTAACTGAATCAGCTAAAGATGCGTTTGGAGCTAAAAAATCTAAAGTATTTGTTCCAACTGTAACTACTGTTGTACCGCCTAAAGCTCCACTTCCTCCGTAAATTCCACCAGCAGCTAAATCAGCCATTGTAGCAAATGGATTCATAGCTGTAGGTGCTGCTGCACTTATAGCTGCTTGATACTCGTTATTTGGTAAATATCTTTTTATTCTAGTACCCATATTAAATGTTTTATACTACTGTTGTAATGTCTAAATCTCCTGTTGCTATAGTTACATAAGTGATAGCTCCTAAAGTATCGTTTTCTCCACCAGCATCAAAATCAATTCCCTTTCCAGACGCTAATGACGTTCCTTGTATAGTCGCTGCTGTAGGTCCATTATTAAAGAACGATACTGATCTTGCTCCTGCAGCTACTGACGAACTTGCTATGCCCGCTACATTAGTATATGAAGGTGTACGGACCACAACTGCTGAAACCTCGTTTAAAAGAGATATAATAGCTCCTTCTGTATCAACGTAAGAGATAGCTCCTACTGGAACATATGTAGCTCCTGTAGAATCATAATATTGAGAGGCTCCGAAAGTACTTGTAGTTTGATCCCAGATAACAACTTCCCTAAAGATCAAATTAGCAGCTCCAGCATCTTTCATGAACCTCGATTCATAATCCTTTCCTTTCTGAAGTTCTGCCAATACTAATACTTGGTTGGCAGCTGTTGCGGCACCAGCCGCTGCCGCTATAGTTAATGCTTGAAAAGAAGCTAACCAAGTAGTAATACTTGTAACGGCAAGAAGCATTTTATCATTAAGTGACGCTCCAGCTTGCCATGCGGCTTGATTAGCCACATTCTCGACATCAAACTCTAAAACATCTCTAACATCACCTTGTCTCTTCAGAGAAATTAAAGCTCTTGATCCTTTGTTTTCTCCAGGATGTCTATTTGCTCTATCAGCGTTTTGTTTCGCTATTCTTGCGGAAACGTCTAACTGGTTCTTTGATATAGTTTCCCAATTTACACCATCCCAGCTAATAGCTAAATGTCCTAGCCAAGAAGCATCAATATTCTCACCATTATCTATATATATTACTCTTTCAGTTGCCATAATTAATGTTTTTCTCTAACGTGTAATCTAGCTTGCTTAAGCCATCCATCAGATGCGTTTTTTGTTTTAAATTTTAATAGTACTGACTCTCCTGGACCTAATACAACTTCAGCTATATCAGAGTTTGATGTATTTATATTATAAACATTGTTATCTAAATCCCCAGGAGTAGGAGTATACGTGAAATCTATCTGAATAGCTCCTATAATCTCTGATTCCATTGTATCAGTTGGTACTGTACTTCTATGGAATATTGCCATATCAACATCACTAGCCCCGTAAGATCCTGTCGTGTCAATTTTTCCATAACCGCATACAGCGAAAACAATATATGTTTTAGAAGTAGAACTACTATTGGTATGGATAAGAGAAGAATAGCCACCTCCATCTGGAATAAAATAAGTAGAAGGAACAAAATTTGAATCATCACCTAAAGACAATGCTGTTTCGTCATTATAGAGCTCCTCATCTAAACATACTTTAGCTGCTAAAGCTTCTACAACATCGGATAAGGTAGCACCAGGACTAAGAGGTATGCATGAAGGAAGTGTTCCTTTCCAGCATATTGCATCTTCCATTATTTGTAGTGCTTGAGATAGATTAGCTCCCAATGGTATGTTTAAACACGAAAAGTTCGCGTCAAAGCAAACTTCGGAGGTACACACATTAATACCTGATTTTTTAGTCTTCAATAAATCTGGACATCCGTCACTCATAGTTTTGTCATTTGCAACAATTCACAGAAAGGTTTTCCGAAAGCTTACCTGATAAGCAATCTACCTCTCCCTGAGTTAATGACTCACCTTGAGAGCATTCTAGCATCTTCCAGATAAGTGATTTTGCAAGTGATTCATTCCATGTGCCGTTGCAGCTTGGTAATCCAAATAACTCTGCTCCGGCTAATTTACTAATATCTTTTGAAATATTAGCCTTTGACAACTCAATAATATTATAATCTATACTTATATGACTCATGAGCAGTTACAAATTGTACGCATTAAATTCATTTGCTGTTCTACCTCATTCCAAGCACTACGGTTGATTGAGTACACCATAGCATTCTTCAACAGATCCAATTTAGTTGCCTGTAAAAAATCTCTATTCTTACAAAGCATGTCGTCATTGCAGAAGTCATTGTTAATCTCACAAAAAGCCTTATGTAAAAGTTTCTCGTTACACTCATTGATATCTAGGCACAAAACAACAACCTTATGTTCCATACAGTATCTAGTGAGAATTTCCTCATCTAATGTAGGCTCGTAAACTTCCCAATCGAGAGCGTTAAGGTCAGGCTGAGAATTAGTACTATCGAGTATTGCCTTGTATAATATGCCATTATAATAAACTACGTTAAGAACTGATGTGATATAAGATGCTGCATTATTCCATGTAGGATAAGTACACATTCTTATAGTGTAAATACCATCTCGGTCAATATCGTCCTGGAATAAGAAGTTGTAAGTACTATTACCAACACTCGGAGCCGAAATAGTTTCGTCAACATCTGTTCCTGTAACAGAAGATAGAATATATGCACTGTTATCAGGTCTGGTAACTTTTACTCTAATATATTCTGAAAAGTCAGATAGAGTGTGCCCTGAGTTATTGTTGTTGTTATAATTCGAAGTATCAGTAACAGATAACCCAAGACATCCGTCCAGTACTTCTATAGTGTTTTCTCCAGTGATATCTTCAATATTAGCTACAAAATTAGTAGTAGCTAGGCAAGATATTACCACGTTTCCAGAATCAGTGTATTTAGGGAAGCCTGCCTCTAGGGTAGGTTCATCGATTAAAACCCAATGTGGATCTCCAGCAGCAGGAGTGTTTGTTGAAGCTGCAGTGTCAGCAGCCCATAAATCTCCATTCCAAAAAACAACATCACTATCACCGTTCGAATAAGATTCCCCAGAAATAAATGTAGGCACAGACAATATTGATATAGCGTACGTGCCATTAATATCTGAAGGTTGGAAATTGTATATCGCTGAAAACAAAGATACGGCAGGGGTTTGAGCTAAAGAATCTCCACCTGCTTGAGCAGAGTAGATGTATTGAGTGGTATCCGGTCTAGTGACTTTTACCTTGAAAAAAGTATCGAATGCTGATTGGGCATGTGTAACAACCTGGTCGTTTGGAAAGTTCGATAAATCTTCGATCTCTAACCAACATCCTCCTGATGGATTTTGTTGAGATGATACTGTAGCGTTAAATACTGCCATATTGCAAATATATAATAATTTTAATTAAAAAGGTTAGATTTTTTACTGCTCTTGGTTTCTAGCCTACCTGTTTCTTTATCAAACTCAATGACTTTGTTTTTTTTAGCATTTTCAAATAAGCTTAATCCAATTCTATCAGTAGTTGTTTTCCCGGAAGAAGTTTTGTATGTGAATTTTTTCTTAAGCTCGTAATCAGAGAAGCCTAATTGCTTCATTGACTCGTACTTCTTGTTCATAGTACCTAAGATATCTTTTAGCTTAGCTTCAGTAAATTCAAGTGATTCATCACCATTCTTGTAGTTATTGAGAACATTGGAAATAGTTTCTTTAAGAGCCCAATTTGTGAAAGAGTAATTATCAATCATACTATACTCCTTAAGCTTTACACCGACATTTGTATTTAAGAGTTCATTTTTCCATTTGGTTATTTTACCTCTATCGCTTTTCTTAATATCTTTTTCATCCTTGAATATATCTTCAATTATACCGCTAACATCTCTATATGCTGTTGGCTCCATCCCTTTTGTGAGGTGATATAGCCTATTTGTGATCCAAGACTCGAAGCTTGCGTTGGCGGGAGATATAGGATTACCTCTTTCATCATATCCGGTAATTAATTCGAAAACTCTTTTACCAAAAATACTTGGAGAACGATATGGACCAGAAGCTTCTTTAGCAGCTTCGTACATTCCATCAAAAACACCGTCTGCCCTGCTTGCAGCTGTAAACATTTTATGGATATTTGAAGATGGATCAACATAAGATAGATCAAAGAATTTAGGATTCTTTTTATCGTCATTCATGTATAATCTAGATGAATTTTTAGCCCAAGGAGCCATATTTTCAGCTATAGCTTCATCGTCTTCGTCTGTCAAGCCATGTAGACTCATAAAAAAAGCTCTTGCGGCTGTTCCAGTTAACATCATAGTAGATAGACCTACCATTCTTCTAGCAGCCTGTTTTCTTAGCTTACTAGCTCTTTCTTTATGTACTTTAGAGTTAACATCATCTCCAGCTTCCTTGAGGTCTTTAGCTTTAATAGATTCTTCTTTGGCAGCTTTTGAAAAATTACTAATACTTTTAAGTATGTTCCATTTATTCCTATATGTTTGGTAATCGAACAAAATGAAATCTGCTATAAATAATGATTTACTCATAGTTTTCAGTAATTCAGGAGACTCTGAATAGGTTGGCTGCTCTAGTCTAACTAGTTTTGCTGCCTCTTTATCTATTTCTGCATCGGTTTTTGTATCTCCGTAAATATCTTTTAGAGTGTTAACTTCACCCATAAACTGAGATATCTTAAACATAGCATCAGTTGCCTGATAAGGCTTAGAAAACATCTTCATGAAGTCTGAATAAATCTTCTTACTCTTGACCCTGAGTCCTTCTGTTTTACCAGTGACAGCTTTAGTGTGATATATCCCTTCTACAATCTCCTCAATAATGCTAGCTTCTACTGACTCATCCATCATTCTCTCCTTAGTCATTCTGATAATTTGCTTTCGGATATTTTCTTTTGAAGTTCCCTTAAACTTCTCACCCATTGTTAGTGACGCAGCATACAACATACCAAAATAAGGATTCATTAACGACCCTGTAATCTTCTGACCCGCGGTCATCTCACTTGCGACAATCGCTGCAGCTTCAAAAAGATGCTTAGGAAGGTGACCGGTAGTACCTAAATTTATAAAGGCACCAATCATGTTTCTTGATTGAGAACCAGGGCTCAATATGGTAAGATTTGCTTTTTGATAAGAATTGAGAGTTTTAAATAATGCAGCTACTTCACTTTCTGCTTCTAATTTAGTTTTACCTTCTGTAACAAATCCTTTCTTAAAAGGAGTTAATATATTTTGAGGTCTATCAAACAATAAAGAATACATTTCCGGAGAAGTCCAAAGACCGCCAAGTTGTTTGGATTTTTCCTTGCCTATAAACACTGTATTGGTAATATTGTCTTTTGTCTCTGTGAACAAAGTGCCTGTACCATTAGATTTTAATTCTGTTTCGAATCTCATTTTCTCTATAAGACCAGACATTTTCATACTTGTTCTAAGGAAATTGGTAGCGGGGTCTGTGTACTCACCGTAAATAACTCTAATAGCGGGGTCTAGGTCAGCTCTCTTTTTAAGAACACTTAGGTCAGCCTTTTTAACGGTTCCGGTACCAGAACTAGCTAATGCTAATGTCTCTCCTTTCGTATCTACATCAAGTAAAGATTCTAATATTGATTCAGCATCTGCGGTTGAAATAGAGAAATCGATTAAATCACCTTTGGCAGATAAATTCCCAATAGCTATTTGATCGCCTGTTTTACCAGCTTTTCTAGCTACAGCTATTTCGTTGTTTATGACATTAGCTATTTCCTCACCAAACATAACCTCAAATACATTAAATGCATCCTCAGAGGGTCTTATTGATTCCCCGAAATTACTTCCAATACCAGATCTATTTGTAAAGTATAAATCGATATCACCAGACGCTGTTTCTTTCCATTCTATTCTAGAAATGTTATTGGAACTAAATTTAGATTTTATAGATTTTAAAGCGTCAATTATCTGTTCTTCTGAAAATATCTTTTTATATTTTTTGTGATACTCCGGAATGTCATATTTCATATATGTTCTATGAATATACATGCCTTCATTTTCATTGAAAGAAACCTCAAGCTCTGTAATATCTTGACCAGCTTCTTTATGAATTTCTAGTATTTCTTTAGACATTCCGCTAATGAACTCCTTCATTGACTGAACCTCATTTAACAGCTCTTTAGGGACTTTAAGGATACCTGCCTTAGTGTTTAAAGCCGAACCTACTATATCCCAAACTTCATCTGGATCAACCTTTCCTTCTGGATTACTTTTATAATCTTTCTTGTATTGGTTAAATTTCTTCTGGAAGTCAATTAACATTAACTGACCTTTCTTTTCTCTCTCAGCTAGGTTTCCTTTGAATTCTCCTTTAGAGTCATACAGCTCACTACTAACCCCTTTTTTTAGCCAATGATTTTTCCAGGACTTAAATACCCCCCACTTATTTCTATCAGACAATATAGACCTATCTATTTTAAATGGCATGGTACCTCCTTTGAGTTCTTCTGATAGTTTTTTACTGGATATATCGGCTAATTTTTCTCCTTTCAATAATTCTTTAGCAGCTAATGTTGTGAAATCATCTAAAGATGTGTTAGCTAGATTTATTCTTGGATTGATTTTCATCAACCTGCCTATATATTTAAACAGTTTATTCACCCACTCTTTAAATTTACTTTCGTTTTCGATTAAATCAAGACCTTTGTCAGCTATAGCTTTTCCTAGAGCTTCGTGAAGAATCTCATTATTATCTGGCATTGTACCATCTTCTTTTCTGTGAGCCAAATCTTTGTAATGCTCTACAGTTTCTGCATGGTAGGGAGAATCTTTTACTAATTGAATACCTTTATTATAAATAGCTTTAGCTTTTGTTTTAGCTACAACTGTCCATAAGTGAGCAAATTCCTCAAGCACAGCCCCTTCATTCGCTTTTTCCGGGTTAATATAAATCTCATTTGTAGAGTGATCGTAGAATGCAACATTGTTGGCTATCCTATCTTGACTCCATCCATTTGCTTCAACTTTTTTGTCGTATGATTTCTTATCTGAATAGACTCCTATTTCAGGGAACGCTTTTTCAAGTCTGTTTATCAAAGTGGATATGAACTTAGAAGCACGGGCAGAATTAGATCTCTGTTCGGATGTTTTCTTTTCAACAACAATATTTGGAGATTGAGTATCCTCGTATTTGATGTCTTCTTCAGCGGCTTTCTCTATATCTTTCTGCTTTGATAATTTTTCTTTGTATTTATCAGAGACCTCAGACATTTTTTTGATTAATGCACTCTTCTTTTCCGCAGGAAGATCAGATGATTTTATCTGGTTGGTTATGGTGTTTTCAATGCCAGTACCATTGATTTTTATACCTAATGGCTTACCACCATTATCTACGAGATTAGATGCTTTTTCTATAGCAGATTCGAATGTGTCAGTAGTGAGATCTTTACTCTTAATTACTTCCGGTTTTTGCTTTTGGGTAATTTTTGTTGCAGCAGCTTTTTTAGCAGCTTCAGATCTTTTAGCAAACTCTTTCTTTTTTTCTTTTTTAGCCATCTCAGCTTTCGAAACTGTTGCTGATGCTACAGACGATACTTTACGAGAAGCATCTTCCATTTTCTTATTGGCATCTACATACGCATCTGGATTAACCATTCTTACAGAAGGAGATAACTCTCTAGCTTCTCTGTATGACTCGTAAGCAGCTTTATAATCCTTAGATTTTTCATGAGCCTTACCTTCTGATATTTTTAAATCATATTCTTTAACAGATTCTTGAGTAGTTTTTAACCCTTTCTTCGCTTGCTGCTCCGCTATTTTAGCAGTTTCAGCTTCTTTAATTTTCTCTTCACCTTCAATCTTAGTAATCGATTGGACAAAGTTATTAACTGTTTCATTGTCTTTAATATATTCTTTGGCAATAGCAGGAAGTGTCTTTCCTTTAGTGCCTAATTCTTCATTGACTTTACTTATAAATTCAGGTGTCTTTTTGCCGTAAGCTTGATTAACGGACCTGGTAACCCTTTTACTTGATGCTTCCTGAGCTTTTCGCTCTGCAGATCCTTTCGATTTTCCTTCAGCTTTTTCTGCAGCTTTAATATGGCTGAATGCCTCAATCTTTAATTTGGAAACTTCTGGACTTATCTTTTGTTTTCCAACAAGAACTTCTTTGGCCTTTTTCTGGCCCTTAACTTTTGCAGCAGGAGCAATGATTTCCTCTTCTTTAGGGAACGGAACTCCTTCTTCTAGCCCTTCTGTTTTGGCCCTTTTTTCAGATTCCATATATTCAGACACGGCTTTGGGACTAACTCCTAATTCCTTTGCCGCAGCTTTAAACTCATCTCTAGCTTTCTTTTCAACTTTAGCTTTTCCAACTGCACCACCTTCTATGGTGGCGACATCAGTGTCGTAAGCATCAACTAAATTGCTATGAAGTTTCTTTATGTTATCGTCTTTAGCTGCCTCAACTACAGCTTCTTTTTTATCCGTCAGCTCTATATCCGAAACCTCTTCTTTTACTTCTTTCTTTTTGATTTCTTCAGCAACTTCTACTTTCTTAACAGGTTCAACACCTTCAACTACTTTTTCAGCAACTTTTTCAACAGGCTTCTCAACTTTTCTTTTAACTCCAAGAGTCTCTTCAAGTTCAACATCCTCTGTCGGAAGAACGGGAGCAGCTTCACCTAATCCAACGCCTTCTTCAGATAATTGAGCTTCAAGTTGACTGTATTGTTGCTGAAGAGCTTCTATTATTTCTGGGTCAGCTTTTTTCTGCTGAAGAGTATTTATTACAGCTCCACCTATTTTAAGGTTAAAGGCAGTACTAAACATCATACTTATTATTCCGGTGGTGGCAAGCTTTTTCGTAAACTCATCACCAGTTTCTCCAAATGTTTTGTCAAATGCCTTACTCCAATTATATCCTGTCTTATTAAGTTCATCTGTAAATTCACCGACAAACTCACTGATAGTTTCAGTAGTGGTACCGCCACCTATCTTAGCTAAATTTTCTATAATTATACCCCATTTTCCTCCGTATTTCTTAGCTATATTAAGTCCACCAACTATCTTTGATGCAGCACCCTCTCCAAACCCCATTGAAGCAGTTATGTCTTCTGATGAAGTAAGCCCATATACAAATGCTCCTTCAAGCCCACCTGATATGGTGTTGTATACAAATCTACCAGCTCTTCCACTTTTCTGAGTCAAAGCTGTCTTGACAATATTCATCGCCTTAGAAGCTCTGGATAATTTTGATACACCTGCAACTACAGGAGTGGCTATTATACTGGTTAATATAAGCTCTGTCATTGCGGGTATAGAACTACCTATTCCTTCTGCTACAGCTGTTGACAAATCTTCTTCAATTATAGATTCTTGCTCTTCAGAAAGACGAACGCCCATTGACTTGAGCTGATTAATAGAATTTTTCGCGACATCAGCATCACTATCAACTTCACCTCCAAAGCCTTCAAATGCACCTTCTACCATGCTCTCTATGAATCCACCGACTCCTTCTCTTAAAGTGCCTCCAGTAAATGTCTTTCTACCTGAAGGATCTTGATTGAGCATTACCATATAATTTAACGCATCAAAATCCTTTTTAGCTTCATCGTATGCTGACTTTCTCGATTCTAATTGTTTTTTGCTGACATCTCCATGAGGAACTATTTTTGTATAAATGTCTGGTTTTTGTGAACCAACAAAATCCCTAGTAGACATATCCATTGAAAATATTCTTCCACCTTTTTCCCCGAGCTCATTCATCTCGTAATTAAGTGGCTCATCAAATAGCTTTTCAAAATGCTTTAACCTAGCCATCGATTCCTGCCACTTTGAAACAAGTATGTCAACTGGCATGGTTTTATATTTTGCAGCAGCTTTAATGACTACATCTTGATATGTTTTATCTTCCACATCTCCAACGTGTTTCCATGTTCCGTCATTAATGTCGTACATTTCTTTAGGACTATCCTGAAGTAATTTTATTTGCTTACTTAATGAAGCAACTTCATTCATTTTTTCAATCCTATTTGCTACATCACCTTCTTTTGGTTTTGTTGTATTTATCTCCAGTCTAAGTCTATTAACTTTGTCTTGAAGTGAAAATAACTGCCTTTGCTCATCGCTCAAGTGGGACATGGCATATTCCATATCTTTATTCACCTCTTGCATTTTTATAGCCTCAATAACATCAGCGTCTTGCCCAGAAAGGTTCACCCCATTATCTCGGGCTATTGTTCTGACACGTTCTTTTATTGTATAAGGCAATGAAGCCTGATTTGTTTTCGAAAACTTAATGTTTTGCCAAGCAGAATTAAATGTGGATTCATCTACATCTACACCTTTATCTCTTTTTATAAGAGCGATTATAGATGCGGCATCCTCATCTTTAAGTAATGATATTTTATCGTTACTTTTCCCGTCTAATAATTCTTTTAAATAATCCTCAGTACTGTGTATGTCTTGTTGGATTCCATTTTTCCTTATGTTTTCATACCTTTCTGCCATCTCATCAGAGGTAAGAAATATTGGACCTTCTTCACCTTCTGGCTGTAAGCTTAGTCCAGTTGAATTATAATCAGGATGAAGTAGCTTCAATTCCCTTATTGCAGAAGCTTTAGTGTGGCCTTGTTTAAATGGATTCTCATTGTACAAATCTATATAGTCAGAAAGCCAAGCCTCTTCTTTGTGAGCTTCAGTTAAGTTCTCGCTAACGATTTCTTTCCTGATTCTAGATAAATCCTTTTCTTCTTTGTATTCTAAAGGAACATTTCCAATAACGCTTGATAAGGCTGTTTCTTCAGTCTCCTCTGGCTTGTATTCCTCGCCACTTTCTCTAGTTAAATCCTCTTCCTGTTTTTTAAGCCCTGAAGCTCTTCCCGATGCTTGAGTTAATATCTCCCTCTTATTAGCACTCCTCTCTGCTTCTTCTTTTTCTACGAGGATATCGTATTCGGTTTTCTTTTCATCCGGCTTAATAGCAAAAGCTTCATCAAATACTCTCTGAGCTTTATCCACCTCGTCAATAACAGCATCGTCAGCTAAAGCGTTAGCTTCGTCTTTTGATCCAGAAGACATTTCTGCTTGATGAACATCTTCAATTGGTCTATCTACTGGGTATAATAAGCTTTTAAATTCATCAAAATCTTTACCAAGCTGTATGTCTGTCTCTTTTCCATACGTAGACATAGCAAGTTGTTTCCGTAGATTCTTTAGAAGTTCATCATTTCCGCTAGATTTAGATATCATATTATCTAGAGTAATGTTCTTGTCAAATCCTTCTAGATTACTAACATGGCTATATATATTATCCCAGTTAGGATTTTTCTTTTGAGGTACTGGAAGTGGTATTGGATCTCCCTCTTGCTTAGTAGGTTGAGAAACCTCTTCAGTAGAGCTAACCAAACCTTGTTCTGGGACTGCTTGAGTTCCGGAAACTAAAGGGGATTGCTCGGTAACAGGTACCTTTACATTTTTATCAAAACGATCCGTATCTTTAGATATTTCATGTACTTCTGGTGCATTTCCAGTTTGAGTATTTGTCACATCTACTGCCATTATTATTCGCTATATAAATTAGAAATATCACTTCCTGCAGGGTATGACACACTGCTTTCTTCAACTCTAGATCCAGGTACGTCAGGATCAACTAAGTTTAAATCTTTAGTTGCTTTAGTCAATGAGGATCCTGCTAAGGCATTTTCATTTTTATTGTCAATATTATATCTGTAAACAACTTGAGGAGTTGAATAAGACTTTTTCTTAGTAGCTGTTTTAGTGTACACAGATGCGTCTTGAGGAAGTCCTTTTTCTTTTGCTTCAGCATTTAGTTCATCAGCTATCTCTTGAGCTTCCGCCCTGCTTCCTCTCTCTTCTCCTCCAGCTACGTAAACTGACACTTTGCCTTTTTCTCCGGCCAACTCTTCTTCAGTTTCGTATGATGATGAGTAATTTTCAGTGTACATGTTAAATGCATCCTCCCTATTTTCTCCAAAATCATCCATTCCAAGCTCAACTCTTTCTCCTTCTCTATTTATGCCATAACTATGTTCGGCTGAATTTATCTTTATGCTTAATTTTTGGTCAGGATTAAGGTTAATCATTCCTGCCAATTCTGGATGGTCTGATTCAAACTCACTATTTGATGCATAATCTTTTCTGGCATTAACCGCTAATCTAACAGCATCATTGTAGTTGTAAAGCTTTCTGCCTATCATGTAAGAAGCAGAGCTTGCTGGTACATCAAACTTGTTTTTCTTTTGCTCATTAGTCAATGGAACACTACCCGCTAATCTATTTGGATTATCAGGGTCTATGACAGCTTCAAATCCCATGTGGCTTGTATAATCACGCCTGACATCGTTTGGTTCTGTTATTCCTTGGTTAAGAAGAGCTGAGCTTCTTTCTAAATCTAATTTAGATTTCTCGTTAGCTATGGATCTATCGCCATCAACTATATTTGTCAGTAAAGTAGTTTTAGAGTCAGCATACTTCTTTTTCTGAAACGCCATTTTCTCTCTAAATTGCCCTTGTTTGGTGACGATATTTGTTAATCTTTCGGTGAGTCTATCGGCAAATAAAGACATGGTATAGTCAATATACCCTTGTCTTCTAGAGACTCTTTCCTTTTCATTTAAACCTAAATATATTTTATTTTGATCTAATTCAGTATCAACAATCTCTTCTATTGATTTTAGATCCATGAACTCTCTTGATATAGTATATATATTGTCGTAATTAGGACTCTTAAGCTTAGTTATAGCTTGATTTATACTGTTGGCAGTTTCTTTGCTGTTCCAATCTATATCGGTCCTCATAGGCACCTTATCCAACTTAAGATCTTTGTATTTTTCTAACACATGAGTTGCGCTAGTATATGTTTGAACACCTTGCTCTAATTCATTGAATTTTCTTTTGTCTTTTTTGAAATCACTCATTGATAACGCACCGGAGTTCCACATCGATTGCAATTTCCTAGCAAATTTAGGTACATGCTTCTTTTCATCCAACTCATCTTTCATCATCTGCTTAACAAGATTGTCTGTCATTTTTGTTCTAGTTGCAAATGTCTGTAATTCATTAACTTCTTTGAACCACTCTCTACCGAGAGCACTTGACGGATCAGTAAGCATTGAAAAATCACCGCCTGTAAGGTCCATGTATTTTTCTATAAGATCAGAAGACATATCATCTACCTGATGCTGTATAGGAACAGCACCTTTAGCATATGCCATCTCCAAAATCTTTCTTTTATTGGCGGCTTTCTCTTTTCCTGCTTTTTCCAATGCTCTTTTTCTAGCATCAATTATTCCTATAGGCATTCTTCCACCTCCTGCAACATATATGTCACTTGTGCCTATTATGCTTCCGCTGTAAGATCCAACTCTGAGAGGTCTGTTTAAATCTGGATAATATTGCTGCACACCCATCTTTTCTATAGCTGGTTCTCTAGCATTTATTTTAGCACCTTTCAACTGATCCCTATATTCTTTTGCTTTAGCATATATATCAGGATCTCCTTGGGCATAATCATAAATAGCAGCGTCTGACTCATTTATTATGTCATCGGTTGTTAAAAAACTTTCAGTAACTATTTCTGGAGAAATATCGGTATCATCTTCAGTTATATAATCAAGGAGTTTTTTTGAATCTTTAACTCCTTCAACCTCCATATTTACAGCTTCATCAAGATTTGACATAGCATCTATATCTTGATCGTAAGCATTCATGTTTCCAGCTCTATTTCCGTCTATAACATCTGTTACGGCTTTAAGTTCAATTTTCTCATTACCATCTACAGTAGGGCTTTTGCCATATACATTTGTGCCTATTATATTAGATGGTTGCACGATACCTTCTCCTGACGGCTGAGCAAGAGGGTTTGAATAAGTTTGATGAGTAATAGTCTCTACGCCAGTAGCATCTGTTACGGCTTTCAATTTAGGTTCTGTAGCTGGTTTTTCACCAAACGCAGGAAGTTCTCCGGTTTTTTTAAATTCCCTGATTTCTTGTTTGGCAGCTTTTTTAGCACTGATATCTTTTGGCTGGGCTTTCTGTCTTCTTTTAAATTCTTTTTTACCAGCATCAATAATAGAGACATCAACACCCGAACGCTTAACGCCTTCCATTTCCATTTCCTCTCGCTCTTTAGCAGACAGGTCTTCGTATTTTCTTTTCTTAGCCATCTATCAAATATTACATAGTAGCACCACCGCCACCACTACTAGCAGCACCACCAGTAGCATCACCACCGCCACCACCATCTCCTCCAGAACTTTTACCGCCACCCATACTACCAAGTATTTGCGCCATTCCGGTATTTTTCTTCTCTTTTCTGTCTTGCTCTTTTTGAGCCTCTCTAGCCTGTATAGTGTTGTATTTAAGCATACCTAACTCAAGCTTTCTTTGAGATATACGTGTTAATTGTTGTTGAGCTTGTTGGCTGTACTGAAGTGCTTTATCTTGACCTTGTTGACCTAAACCTAGCATAGCTTGATTAAACATAGATTGCATCATGTTCAGACCTCTAGTGCCTCCACCTGCTGCTATCGATTTACTCATTCCGGACTGCATCATTGAAGCCAAAGCATCTCTGTTGGCTTTCATAGCTGTTCCTGTCTGGAAAGCTCTACGCTGTCTTTTAGTATAATTTAAAGCTGCTCGTTCTTCAGGATCTTCTCTTCCTGGTAAGGCTTCATCTCCTTTCTTTTTTTTGAACATTCTTGTTGCCCATATAGGAAGAGGGTTTAAGTATGCTTTAGCATATTCACCAGCCCCACCACCTTGTTCTTTAGCTAATTCTGACCTGCCTGTTACATCTCCTATTCCGTGCTGTACTATTGCTGCCCATGGTGCTGCCATAATTTCTATTTTAAAGGTTTGTATTGTATGTCGGTTGTTACTACCTTGAAATCTTCGTCTAAATTATGACTTATTTTGAAGATAAGCAAACGACCCTGCATTCTATCTCTACTAACAGTCTGCCTAGGTATGTATTGTTCGAATCCGTTGTAGTCTTTTAAAGCTAATGGATTAGCTATAGTGTCTAATACGCATTGAGGAGTATTCGCGATAACTTGCTGTAAATTATCAAAAAACTCAACTTTAGTAGGTTTGTTGTCACTATTTACTCTAATTCTAACAAATTCCTTATCTTTTGGAGAGATAGCAGCGCAAACTTGGGTTACAAAAGATTCTATCAATGCACCACTTATAATCCTACCTGTATTAAGGATGTATGTTTCCATTTCCCTCATTCCGTATGAGGAGTTGTCGAAAGACAAGAACTTATTGAAATCGTAGGCATTAGTACCTTCCCATTGTTGTTTTTGATTATTAAACACTAATGTTGGTCTTTCTGAAGGGGGCTGAGCATCTATTTGAGCACTACACCAATATTCATTATGTAAAACGTCATAAACTCCAGTAATTGCATCAGAGTAACCTGTATTCAGTTTGTCTAAAAATTCTCTTTTTATATATGAGTAATATCCGATTCTACCAACATCAATTATTTGATTAGATGCCATCATATAGACAGATGTTTTATTCATCCATAGTATGATATTAGAATACTCTCCAACAGATCTCCACATCTCATCAGATATACCGATCTCCTTGTTTAACCAAAGCTCATTAAGTATCCCTCCTATGTCCGAACCAACGGTAGCTAACTCGTTTGCATTTATCTCATGAATAATTCGTTTATCAATTAAAAGAAGGCAAACTCCTGAATCGGTAAAAGCATAAAGATTGTTTCCTTTTTCGGAAATAGCATCAAAAGCTTTTTTGATTTCTCCAGTATCATCAGATATATCATAGACATCATGAGTGAAAAATGTTTTAATACTTGGAGAATCTTGGACATTTATAGGTCTTTTTTGTGACCAAGCTATTCTTGTACAAAATTTATTTTGCTCTTCAAACCCAATCTTTGGTACTGATGAAAAAGCGCGTGAGGTGTCTTTTTTCGAATAATCTAAATTTACTTGAGGTAAAAACCTATAACCACCATACTTCCAATTCAGATACTCATCTCCATAGTCGGTTTCGTAGGCAGTAAAAATATTGTTATCAATATATACATCAGCAGCTATTCCAGCGGAAAATTTAGTATCATCCCACTTATAAGGACGCATAACGTAATTCTTTAACGGGAATTGTTGGTTGTGACCATTTATTGTGGTTTCATCGTTAAAAGAAAAGCTTAGATTTATTTTTGTTTCAGCGGTCCACATCGCTAATAACTGCCTTATAGAAGAATTAAAAACTCCTCCTGGGCTTACATTATATATGAAATCATTCTGGGTTTTATTGGCTCCGGTTCCGTTCCTAGCTATAATATGCCTTGGATTTAATTGGAACCTCTTGTAAGGGAACGCTATACTTAATCTAAAGTCATTTTGACCATCTCCAGTATCCCAAACACCGTCATTTATATTTTTACCGTCCTTAGCATACTCCTTATCTTTTACAGCCCACACAGATTCATTTATCCATGTATCTCCTCCAAAAACAGATATAGGTATTCTATTATCATATTTAACAATAATTTCATCTCCTAATAGAGGTATAAACATTGATTGATTATATCCACCAAAATAATGATCGAAATGTATAGTAAACACGGGGCATGTAAAATCAACTGCTTCAGAACTTTTATACAATCCGTAAACTGTAAATGATCCAGATGTATCAGTTACTATCGCAAATCCGTTATTTTGAATATCATTTAGTATGGTTGTAAGAGGAGCTCCTATTATATTATCTATATTTAACCATCTTTTTTCTACACTACCTGTCTTTATAAAAATAAACCTATAAAGGGCAGAATAATCATTCTGGACCTCTCCATTTATACTTTGGATAACATCTTCCCATCTTTCATCAACTAACTCATACGATTGAGGAATACTTCCATCTGATATACCTATAGTAGATGATACCTTTTGGTAATGTCCCATTGACTCGTATTGTTCTGAATTTTTAGTAGGAACATCAGCAGATTTTCTAACTATATTTACTACGTATACGGGTTCATGCCAATTCTTAACGTCCGTATCATCGTTGTTTTGAGCTCCAGAAGTGGAGCCATAATGAAATAAGCTTTTTGCCAATGTAAACCTGAAATAATTACTTCTACCCGATTGAGATACGTAATCTACAGGAGAGCCATCTAAATCTATTTCTTGATTCCCAAGACTTCCATCTGGATATACAGGAGTTCCAGTTGAAGGAAAAGCGTCTGCTCTCCATTTCTGGTAAGCCACATATCTATCAGCTGGACTAAGAGGATCAGGAATACCCATCAATGGATTTTCGTTAGGGTTTATTTTATGAACACTGTCTTCTAATATTCTGCAATAAGTTATCATATCAACACCTCTATCCCTTTCTGGAGTTGCAAAAGATGTGGTACTTAGAAATGAGGCAACTTCCGTAAAGAAACCTAAAGGAGACACAACCTGAATAGCAAATGCTGTTGGGTCAGTCTTTATATCCTCTATAATCTGCGGGTCTATACCTATGTCAGCGTCTAAATCTGGGAGGTACACAGCTATTTCGTTAGTTCTTTTAGTGGTATTAGCTCCGGCATCACCCTCTGAGCCAATCATAGAGTAATAAGCAAGGCCCTGAGCTACAACTTTAGATGCTGGGGCTGTCTTAACTATTGAAAAAGCTTCAGCCCAATCAGGTAAAGTGTCAGCTCCTTTAAAAGCAACACCTCCAGAAAAATAATTTGGTTCAAATCCTTTAGGGTGATAAGGCCCTAAATCGGAATCAGTTATGCCATGTCCTATTGTGTAATTCCAATCTAAATGCGAACAGTCCTGGTCGTCTTGATTTACAGGTGCCCATGGACGATATCCTAGTTTGTTCATTTGGACTGGTGAGCCTAAATCGGAATCCACCGGATCACAATCACCAAAATCAGGATCTGTGACATAATCAATATCACCAGTTCCTCTGGATCCATCACTTAATATGTTTGCGAATATACAGTTATCAGATTTTTCTACAGCATCAACTAAATCAAACACCTCATGGGTCTGAGAAACACCGCTATTAACTCCAGCAGTTCCTTCAACATCAGCAGCTCTAACTGTTCCGAAATAAGAAACGCCTTCTGTAAGTGACGAAGTTATATCTCTTCTATTTGGGTATCTAAAGTTTTCTGCTCCTCCAATTGTCTTAACAAATGTATTTTGTCCTTTTTCATCCCACAACATTATACCGTATCCATGCTTCTCTCCTCGCATTGTAGATTTGTGATAACATGCCGCATAAGGATCAGAATGTCCTGCTTTTCCCATTTTTCTAATAGCTGGAAACATAACAGTACTTAGATCTTCATCTATCATTGTGACCGTATTGTCCACATCTCTTGATTCGTACTCAACATTCATTAAGTACAATCTATTATTAAAATACCTAATCGCCTTAGCTCTGGAGATGGCAGACATTACATTTATAAGATCGTTGGTTCCTAAAGTTCCTTCGAATCCTCCTTTATCTAGAATATTTATTATGCCAAATTGTCCATTTGATATATCTATTCTGCCAGCTATTTGATAGCCTGCTGGAGTTCCTAATGGAGCTCCTGCAACCCAAGAATCTCTTCTAATTTCTATAGAATCGTAGTTATTTACATTATTGACTCTAAGTTTTATGTGAGCTCCATAAACGGACGTTACTGATACATCTGGATCTTTTGAAATAGACTTTAACCAGGCGTAAGCTCCACAACCAGACGAAACCTTTTTTAATACAGGTATCTGAGGAGTTGGAGCAGACCAAGACGTTCTTTCTCCGCCTTCGGATATGTATCTATGTGAATAAGTAACGTAACCTACTGGAAGTCCACCGCCTCCAAACACGTAGTCATGACCTGATGCACTTGATGTTAGTTTCACGAATGAAATATGATCTGGAGTTACATTTAGAGACAACGAGTGGTGAGCCGGATCAAATTCAGAGAAATATTTTTGAGTACAAGAACCAATCTCTCCTCCAACGTTTACGTTGCTGTTTAATAACAAGTCGTTAACATTAAATACCATCGGAACAGTGTTGAAGTCAGTTATATAAACTTCTCCTCCGACACAAGATTCGTTTTTAGCTATTTGTAATGGCTTATCAAATACAATAGGGAAATCTGATGAATACAACACTATAAGCCCATCTATTCTAATTAAAGATGGATCAAGCGAATCGCTATCTGCCCAGAACTCAACTATTCTTCCGTTCATTTCAACAACACCAATGCATTCGTATGTGATAGATAAAGGAAGACTTGTGCCGCCACTACATCTATTGTCTATATTTTCGTACAATAAGTTTTCTCCTTTTATTTTTTTAGTAGAATCGTTATCACCGTCCATGGGCATAGTTCTCATATTATGCCTGTCTAAAACAGCTCCTTCTTGAGAATTGTGCAATTCCTGATTAATATCAGTATTGGCCCCTTTATCGGTGGTCCTTATGTCGCGTGGGTGCTTTTGTTGATTCATTATTTATGGAACATTGAACTTAAATACTCATTTAAACTTTCTTTTTCGAACGTATTCATATTAGCTACTCTTATTCTAGCTTTTCTCATGCTTCCTCCGTTTCCATTTGTTCCTGTTGAGTCATTAACAGAATCAGCCCATAAGCCTCTGTACTTTCTAGGCTCCCTAGCTTTCATAGCTCTATAAAACTTAACTAAAACAAAATCAACAACAGCAGCTTCGAAAAATCTAGGAACCAATGGCAAATCGCCTATCTCTCCTCCAATTCCGTTCGCTATGATTCTAACATGACTGTATGCTCTACAATCGGTGCTAAACATTAAAGTGCCATTCATTACATTAGCGTAAAACTTGGTTCCGCTATAAAAGTTTGAACTTGCATAATTAGAAGCTGTAGGAAGAAAAGGATCTGAATAATCAGTACCTCCGCTGTCTTTTATCTTAGCTGTATATCCATCTCCACCACCTTTATTGTTAAAAGTTCTTTTCCACCAAACAACTTGGCTAGTATTCGCTCCACAACACTCAGCGTTATACATGTATATCTCACGTATATTAAAAATACCTTCAGGCATTTCAAGAGAAAGGGTTTCTTTATTAAATTCTAAATCAAGAGTAACTTCATCAAAGAAAGTTTCGAAAGCTAATTCTTGTAAAGCTTTCTGTATTCTAGATACATACCATCCTTTGGAGAAGCCTCTTCTTAGTTTCTCATCATCAACAGTACTTAAAATATCTGCCAACAAGTGATCTACGGATACAAAGTCGTTTATATTCATTATTCATTATTTTGTTGGTCGTTATATTCTGGTGCTGGTGGAGCAATAGGTGCTTGTGGGGCATTAGGTAAAGACTCATCAGAACCTTGATTAATCCTTTCTTCAGGCATAAGTGTAACCCATCTACCTAGCTCCAGTACAGTTTTCATAAGCTCTTCAACTCTTTCGTCAGGAATTGGAACTTGTTCATCTAAGCTGCAGATATCTGTAGGGCTTAATGATGTTTTAAGGCCAAGTTCCACATCTTGAAGGATTATACATTCAGTTCCTAAAAAGTAAAGTCTATCAACATTCACGTTATCAACTCTATCTCCAACTCTATAGAAGTAAGGATTCTTAGGAGTTGGTTTTTCATACTTGTCCATATATAATCTATGCGACTTTGATATGGTTGTTGGCTGAAAAGGAGTATGCGCGAAATTAGGTCCAGAACAACAGCATCCAGTATCGTAATTATACGTGATAAATTCAACACCGCCTTCGTTAGGCAAATCCATTATAGATTTTGGAAGGTCAACATATTGTCTACTTTTTTCGTCCACTGAAACAGGAACCGAACTAAAAGTTGATACAAATAATCCTGAACCAGTTTTTTGCTCCTGGTCAACACGTATTCTATTAGCTACAACCTGTATCCAGTAAACAACTTGAGCCAACCTAACGTCAGCGTCATCAAATGCTTTTTTAAGAGATTTCTGTATGTCGTGTGCAACGTATCTGTAAGTAGCCATTATGTTATAGCGTTAATTAATGCATTAATATCCTGAGCTGTTACCGTATAAAGGTTAGTCTGATCTCCTTGCTTGTATGCGATATATTGAAGTGCCTTATCAAATATCATTTGAAAAGTTGTTTCGGGAAAGTCAATATCATCAGCAAGAATAGCAATAACAGTTGGTTGCTTTACATACTCAACAGTAATCAACCCTTGATTAACAATGGGCCTAACTTCTATTTCTTTGGAAATATCGTTTGCAGGATTTACAGGATCGTAGTTTTTTGGCGGCAAATAAGCGTAATCCAATAAATCGGTACAAGTTGGAGATATTCCAATATACCCAGCTTCAAAAGGATTCCTCTTATTGTCTATCCATTCCTCACTAGTAAGTCTCTTACAACTAAATTCAGAAGAAACATGATATAAATCAGGTCTATGTATAGAGTTTTTCGTTGTAACTGGAGGTGTTCCTGCAGCAACTGTAGTTGACTTTGTTTCGGGAAGGGGATAAACTGCCAAGATGGTCCATACGGGATCGGGAAACACATCTAGAGATATTCTTGAGTCCTCGGACGTTTGAAATACTTTTACGATGGAAATGTCTCGAAAAACCTCCTCGGCAGATTTATTTTTTCCTAATGCCATGTTGACTACATTCGTCAACCATTTTATCGAGGCGTTAATAGCTGGGATTATATCCCTGTCATCATCGTAATAATCAGAACCTTCCGCATCTAAAGCGAATAACATTTGGTCCCTTACATCTTGCGTCGATATTGGCATTATTTATTTTTTTATTTATTCGTATACATTCGCTTGAGGTGAAGCCTTACTAGCTTGTAAATGACTAGGTATATTTTTCATCTCTGGATTACTATCATCATTTCTAAGCCTACCTTCTTTAGTAATCATTTTCTCACCTTCTATAGCTTTCTTTGTAAAAGCTGCAGTAAGCTGTCTTCTAAGCTCTGGAACGTCAGCATTGTTAATAGCTAAACCTTCTATTTTAGCTCTCTCAACAACATTCATGTCGTTCATTCTAGAAACTATACCGTGCTGCTCTAATTGCTTTTGAGCAAATGAAGCATCTAGGTTTTTAACAACGTCAATATTTTCGAAGAATTTAATTCCGAACTCAGTATGTTTTTTCAAATATTCAATTTCAGACTTACTATTTGTGCTGAATTGAGATACTGAAACAACTTTCCAATCTTGCCCGTGTCTTTTTCTCCATCTGTAAACACCATCGAATCTAATTGGACCATGAGGGGGGAGAATTTCTTTTCCTTTCCTCTTGTCAGTATAAATTCCATGCCAGTCAGAAAAACAGAAAAATACAGCTTTCTCGTCTTGGAAATCGTCGATTACAGATCCTCCATCTTCATCTAGTGCAGCTCTACTACTTTTCATTTCGGCCATGTCTTTTTGCATGCCCTTCATCATTCTAAGTAAATCAGCGTTAGATAAATCTTCTACCTTTTCAGTCTCCTCTTTTGGAGATTGCTTTTCTTTTGTTGTTGAAGCAGAGTCTTCTATAAATGGCATAGCACCATCTTTGCTCTTTTCAACTTTACCTTTGTTTAAAGTCATTTTAATTGTTATTTGTAAGTTAAAAAATAGGCCCCCAGTTCAGGAGGCCCATTAAATTGGATTAGATTCTATAAGTTAACATCTAACCATCCACATCCTAGTGGATTGTTAAATTTAACACCCATATTAGCGTCAACCCACATCTCTTTGTATCTTTTTGGAACACCGTCAGTACGAGATAAAGTATCTCCTGAACGCTCACCCCACATTTGGCAAAGGTTGATGTTCTTCATATCAGTAAGCACAATACGGTTTCTGAATGAAGTCGGGAAAGATGCCTGGTCTTCAAATCTTTTGAAAGGAACAAGTACGATTCTAGAAGAACCGATATTCACTTCGTCAAGACTTAATTTAGCAATAGCATCATTTGGCTTGTAACGAGTTTTCTCGTCTTTGTAAGCTTTAGATAATTCTAAACAAACTCTAGGAGTTGCAAATGCGAAACGAACTTCTCCGTATTCACCGAACTCAGTGTTTAAAACTACATCTTCGAAAGCACCAGTTAAGGTAGCTAAAGAAGCAGATGCGTTTGGAGATCCTGCTGCAACCATCGCTGGGAAAATCCCTCCAGTTGTTTTAGCATCTTCTCCGCTTGCTAATTGAACATTTCCTTTTTGACCATTCCAGAATGCATTCGAGATGTCAATTTGGAATTGACGATACATTGCTTGTCTCTCCATTTTAAGGAAGTTGCTTGTTACAGCAGCATTCTTTAATTTGTGAAGTTCAACTTCTCCGTACTTAATAACTTTGTTAAAAAGTTGGATAAAGTTGTGACGTTCAATAGTCGATGCTCTGAAATATTGTGCCCAACCATCAGCTCCATCTGCTTCAACAGAAGAAAGGTTTGCGAATACATCATTCGCTACTACAGCAGGAAGAGTGTCATTCGTGTAAGGCTTAACTTCAATAGTTCCGGCAGAAGCATTAGTGCCAACTACTGTACCTTTAGAGTTATTTGGATAAACGATAATCATATCAGTAGAAACATTATCTACAGCAGAAATCGCAAAAGTTTGAGTTGCTGGCCATACAACCGCAGCAGCACCACCAGTAGCGGTAATAGGCTCACGTTGGTACCCCATCTCTTTATAGAAAAACTCATCTGATACTTCAGTATCAAAGCTTTTCATGTTTAACAATTTCAAATCGAAAAACTGCTTTGGAGCAGAATCGAAAATCACTTTATTAGTTACTTTCTGAACTAATAGGCTAACATCCTTACCGTAATCTTGTGCGTATTGCGAACCAATACTATTAAGATTCGTGTTGTTGAATGAATCATTTGGCAAGTTATATAAACTCATTTTGTTTTGTATTTAATTAATAATCACTTTTCTAGTCGTGATGATTAAGCATACGGATCTTCATCAAAATGGCTGCCTAAATGAGAAACTGCATCTTTGTGTTCTTTGCTTTGGGGCATTTCAGTCCCTTTGCTAGATTCACGTATCTGCTTATCGCTCCTATCGACAATCTTTTTATTAGCTTTACTTGTGGCATCTTTCGATGTTTTATTAAGTAAAGACTTAATGACCCTCTCTCCGTACATAGCAAAAGCAAGCATTTTTGCTGCTCCTGTTTTGTAACTTCCATCCTTTTCATAAAACGGTTCTTCGATTGTCCCGTCAACCATCCTTTGCTGAACCCTTTGTAGGTCTGCTTGGGAGAAGTTGGGAAATTCTTTCTTTAGGCTATTAACGGAACTGCTTATACTTCCTGTGCGAGATTCTTCAATTTTATCCTGCTTGTCAATATAATCAGCACGTTGTTTCTGGAAGCCCTTTTTGTCGTTTTTGAAAAGTCTTTCCGAAAGTTCATGCAACTCATCGTATCGCTCTGCGTAATCTTCTTCATCAATTGTTTCACCTTCAAGTTTTTCCTTGAGGGTATCCAACTTCTGTCCGAAGTAATGCTGAACAACTGCTTCTTTGTCTTGTTTTTCAAAGTCACCGCTGTAGTCCAGTCTTGATTCTGAGCTTCCGAATGCTGCGTGATAGTCATCGCCTTCAGCGTATGCTGAAATTGCTGCCTTTATATTATTTGGTAATGATGCTAATCCTTCTTCAATATCTGTGAATTTGGTTTTAAATTCAGATCCTTCCTGGGCTTGATTTCTCCAGGTGTCAACGCTGTTAAAAAACTTATCAGCATCTTCTATTGAGTACTTATCTTTAATATGACTTAAAGTATCTTCATTAAGATTTATGTCAATCTTTTTTGGTTTCTCTCCAAATAACCCAAACACATCATCTTCATCCTTCTCTTCTCCTTCTTCATCCTTCTCTTCTTTTTTAGGAGCTTCTTTTTTACTAGAAGACTCTTCACTATCAACTACGGGAGCTTCTTCTTGGTCAGCTTCCTTTTTGTCTTTAGACTCTAATTTAGATAAAGTATCTTTTAAAGCTAGATAACCAGGATCTTCTAACATAGAAGGATCCATCTCAGTTAAAGATTCGATTTGTTGAATATCAGCAATTACACTATCTGATGTATGCTCTACTACATTTTCTGTCAAAGAACTTTGCTCCTCAGCAACTTGTTCTACTTGTTGCTCAGTCGCTTGTTCTGAAGCTGCTGAGTCTTGTGTTTCTTCTTCTGCCATATCTATTTTTTAATACATGGTGTATGCAAATATATACTTTTTTACGATACATATCTACATTACCACTATTGTTGTTGATTTTTTCTATCTTCTCTTTCGTTTTTAGCCCCTTCCTTAAGTAGGATTGATTCAGTTGCATGATCTCTGTCTAATTGCTTATTAGCATTTTCGTTATCAACCATTGCTTGCTGACTATCGACAGCCATCTGCTGTTGCTGAGCTGCTTGCTGTTGCATGATTTGATTTTGCTGTGCCATCATGTCTTGTTGGGCATTAGCTGCCTGAGATTTCTCTGCTTGGAACTCTCTCATTGATTTAGCTATCATATCTGCATCAGCTCTTCCGAATAAGTTAGCGAATCTGAATTGGTCAATTAATCCTGCTTGAACAAGAGTAAACAGTAATTGATTACCAGCTTGAATGGCAGATTTCTCGCCTTCAGCTCTTTCAATAAATATTTTAAACTCTTCAAGAGCAGTATCCTCAGTAAGGATTATATTTTTCATTCCCCTATCTCCAGTGGCGATTGCCAATCTTCTAGGGTTATCGACATATATTCTTTTACCAACAGTAGCGATGTGCTGGTTGGCTTGCTTTAATATAGATGTAAGTGCCCAATAAAAAGGTTCTTGAACTATAGATCCTCTTTGGATTTGAGATTCTATAACCCCAACAAGTTGGTCACTACCTCCTTGAGTACCTGTCATTGCTTCATTAATACCCGTACTGTTTTGGACACCAGCCATAGTCTCTCTCATTATATTGAAAAGATTCATGGTTCCGGCCCCAATATTGCTTCCGTATTCACCAACTGAATTTTGAACAGAACCTGTTCTTGTGGTGTCAACAAATATAGGTTTAGATTTATTAACATTTCTCATTATAGTCTCCTCTCCATCTTGAGGATCTACAGCGTCCTTAGCTATAACCGTTCCGCTTCCTCTAGAGTTGTTGATTTGAGACTCAGCAACTGATTTAAGACGGTTAATAAACCTTTGCGGATTAATGGCATCATCTAACGGAGAAAGAACCTCTCCTTTGTCGTATGTCCATGTGTAGCATTTGTATGGAAATTGAACATTTGAAGGGCTCAATGCCTGTTTCTCTTGGTATTTAACTTCTCCGTATTCTAAAACTATATCACCTCTTCCAGATGCTGATCCTATCTCTTCTCTTGGAATAAAAATACAATACCTCAATATATCAACGTATATCTTATCCTTCTTCCTTTTGCCCATCTTCTTTTTATCCTTCTCAGTCGGTGGGTCAATAATATCTTTGTCAGTGTATTTAGATTCTTCATGATTTATCCTAGTGTAGAATGGATAATCATAAGGATCCAATACCCAAGCATATTCTTGTTTCTCTGAATCTTTCCAATAGGTTTCATACACAGGGATCTTTGATGTGGATGCCGTGTAATAATTATTGATTATTTTATGAATATCTAAAGAGCCATTAGTAGAATGATTTTCTAAAGCTAACCTGTCCTCTGCAGATATGTTTTGATACTTCTCAAATAAGGTTGGAGTGTCCATGTAATACCAGTCACCCATAAACTCAGAGTCACTAAGATCTGGTTTTTTAGCAGTCATGTCCCAGAAGAAAAACAAAGGATCCAATGCTTCACCCATGTACCTTCCATTTTGCTCATACCCTTTATAAATTCCAAGTCCAGATATAGACAAATGCCTAGTTATTTGAACTTTTAATTCTTCCATGTCAATCTCTTTATTGACAAACTCAAGTAGGAAGTTAATATCTTCTTCATGAGTATCGATCCAAGAGTTTTCAAAAATCTCTTCGGTCTCTATTGGTGTTTTACCTAGGGGTATTCTATCTCTAATTACTTCGTTAAATTCCGGAACAGCCATTGATACTGCCTCATAGAATTTAAGTCGTTTTAATTCTTTTTCTCTTTGGTTTATAGCGAAGTCAGATGTAGCTTCAGCTTTAGCGTTGTAGGTTATTCTTATGGCATTACCAACATATTGGTTAACCATTGGACGGATAATATTCTCGGTCATTTTTAACCTGTTACGAATATCTCCAGATTCATCTAAAAAGAATGCTTCTAAATCCTCTTCAAAAATCCATTGACCATCTCCACCTTTATAGAAGCTCCAGTTGACTAATGTTTTCGTAACAAACCTTCTGTAAAGAGAATTATTGATGGTTTGTAGACACCATCTGCCAAACTTAACGTGATAGTCTTCGTTTTTCTTGTCGCTTAACCTGTTAGGTCTTTGTTGGTTTGTCTGTAGAAATAGTCCCATTAGTCTTTAAGTCTATCAGTGTGCTCAGATAAGTTAGTTAACACAATTCCTGTTTTATTTTTCTTTTTGAGTTTTACGCCATAACCACTTTCCATTCGGGAAATTAATTCTGGCATCTCAGAAGAAATTTTAATCGACAGTTCGGCATATTTCTTTTTACCGTCAGCATCCAACTTCATTGCTGTTTCCTCATCTTCATTTAAAACTACTAAGCCATTAAGCATGTTAAAGATGTACTCATCCATCCATTTAGCTTGAAGCCTATATGTTGGAGTAAATGACTTAAACCTACTAACTCCAGCAACTATCTTGTCTGGAGGGTTCATTGCTAAAACTTCTTTTACAACTTTGTCGTATTCTCTTGCTCTATCGTCATAACAAGCTGAAACTGCTGCTTCAACTTTAGCTGTTCCTTTTAACTTACTTTTAGCTAATGGACTGGTAGAGTTTCCGAGGTACCAACATAATTTAACCTCTCTAACAGTTAAACTATCAAACTCACTAAAAGCCTTGAGTTCAGGATAGTCTTTCAACATATCACTGCCTGAAGGCTCGAACATAGTTAAGTCAAAGTCTTTACTCATTAAAAGCTAACTTTTTTTCCTGTTTTTGGATCTACCATGCTAACAGTTCTCGTTTTAACCTTCTTTTTCTTTTTCTTTGCGTTTTTCTTCTCGTTCTTGTCACCAGGTCCACCTTCAGAGCGAACTCCGTGCTTAGCTAAAGAGTTTTGGGCATTTTCACTTGTATATAGCATAATAATTATTTTTAGTTAAAATAGAGGGAGGTTGCAGCCTCCCTCATTGATTAGTTAAAACCTACAGTCCTAAGTAGTCAGCAGCTGGAGTGTGAGTTCCAGCCAATACTGCATCTAACTCAGTTTCAAAAGCAGCGTAGTTAGTAGCTCCTGTATCAGCGAAGATATATACATACTCATCTTTACGAGATTCCATTCCAGAAACACCTGAGTGCTTGTAATAGTGCTTGTAATCGATTTTCCAAGTAGTATATGTAGCTGTTGGGCTAGATTGTGTTGGAGCGAATCCTTCAACGATTGCTGGAGTTCCTGCTGGAGCTACATAAGGAGTAACAACATTTTCAGTAACACCTGGTTCTTGTTCAGTTCTGAAGTCACCTTCATCAACAGAGTCAAGAGTTAATCTTAATTTAGCAGAAACAACAGTTGCTGTAACATCTGCGCTTGGATCAAGATTAATTCTGTCAGCCATTAACTGAGCTAATTCAGTTGCTGATGGAGCCGAAGATCCAGTAGAAACAACATACTCTCTAATCGGAATTAACTGATTAGCTTCTTTTCCTCCACCATTGAAATCGATTCTTCCATCGATAATAACAGCAGTTCTGTACTGAGAATCACCAGCTAAAACAGCAGCAGCGAAATCATAATCCTTTACAGATACAGTTCCTGCAGCGTAAGCTGTTTTAGTCGAACCTTCTCCGTCAACTAACTTCACCTCTTCCAAGATGTCGACAGATCCGTCATTTAAACTTAATTTTCCTCCTGACAATACAACGTCAGCGGCAGCAGCTTGAATAGTATTCAATACTGCTAAATCTTTTGGTACATGCATGATAATTTTGTTTTGTACACAGATGGTTTATTTTCCATCAGTGAAAGTTTATAAAAATAAAACTCTACACAGTGTAGATTCTACAAATATATAAATTTTAACTTAAATACCTCTTTACCTCCCCTGTTTTAATATTAACCTCAGCTTTTTTAAGCTCAAAATTAGTTTCTCTATTCTGAACATATCTGATTTCAAATTTCTTTGCTTTATCTCCTGTAACTAGTTGAGGCTGATATTTTGAGTGAGCTTTTGCATTGATATAAGCAAACACAGAAGAGAATATGGCATCATCAAAATCATACCTCATATCAGCAGCTTGGAAACGAGTCTGCCTACCTGTAGTTGATTTCAAATCTTTTTCTACAAATGTTTTTAGCTGCAGGAACACCCATGGAATAAAGATATTAGGAGCGTATGACTCCATCATTTCTATTATCTGATTAGTTATCTTTCCAGCTGTATTGGCTCTATTGGCAATACCCCACCAAGAACTAGAAGGAGTCTGTAGCCACGGAGGAAGAGCTTTATTAGGAACCTGCCTTCTTCCGAATCCTGTCATGTCTTCGATGTCTTGATAGTTTGCTCCAATATTACTTTCTATAAGTTCCGGAACTCCCATTCTTTTTTCCCTATCGTAGTAAATTCCCTGGAGAATACATTGCAGATAACACTCCTTGTAATCTCTAATTCTCCAAAATACTACGCTAGATATAGTGTTCATTTCAGCATCCCATATAGCTCCAGACATCTTAGAATGCCCAGTTTCTGAGTTGATGGGGTCAATCCCTTGATAATACCTCCATTTCCAGATTTCTTTTGAAGGATCTGGTGGATGTTTAAATATACAAGCTGTAGTTCTTTCATCTTCCATTCCGGAAGAGGGAACCCATATAGCGTCCTTTATCCTGAACTCATAATGACCATCTGGAGTTGGAGAAGTAGTGTCGTATATCGGTTCGAAGTAACCATACTGTATTTGGTCGTTGCCTTTTAAATTATAAATTCTGTTAAGATGACTATTACATTCATCAAGAGGAATCAAGGTTTTTGCATCCCTTGAGAACATGTCATCGATGGTTATTGGGTAGTGCTGATGGAACTTAACTTTATGTTTAGACCCTTTGGAATAGTATGCTCTTTTTTCAGATTCATATATCGCTTTTGTCACACCGTTTCTAGCGTATGCATCAAAGAATAATGGTATTATACCATATTTAAAATCTCTTTCTCTCCACGACTTTAAAGTTGCCTTAAATTCAAGTTCGAAGGCAGCCCCACCTTTTTTCATTTCTCCACCTGTACCCCAAGCAAAAAGCTGTCTTCTGATTTTCATTTTACCATCAGCTGGATCGAAGAAGAACAGTGTTGGACGCCCCTCTGTAATCATCTCAGAGAACACATCTCCTTCGAATAATCCAATCTCATCAACGAATGTTACCTGTGGAGATCCACCGTTAATTGCATCTACAGCTGGAGTACAAACCTCAATACGAGATGAAGCTCCATCAATTTCTGCTGTTTTTCTATCTCTCTCTTCAAGCGATAATGTAGTTGCAGAGAAGTTGTGGGCCTTATGCCTTAACCATTTTGGAATGGATTTACCGAACCCCCATTGGATTTTATCTCTAAATATCTCCTCCCCTTTATCTTTACTGTGAGTAACAAACTTAGCGTAATAACTATTATGGAAGTTAATTGCTGACTGAGCTATAAGACCCATGGTTGTGGTAAAACCAACCTGTCTTGCCTTACCGATTATACATGAATATCCACAATCGAAAAAGAATACTATAAGCTCCTGAGCTTCCCAAGCCTTGTAGTCGATAAAACCCGAAGACACATCACCTTCTTTTATTTTCCCGTATTTGTTACAGAAGTAAAGTGAATTTTCCCTACACCTGTAATATTCCTGAATAATGTAATCTCCCTGCTCTTCTTCGGTATTGTAATTTAGAATATCATCGTTCTCTTCAATCCACTGCTTCGCCTGTTCTCTATACAGATCGAACGGCTTGTATTGAAGTTTATTTCTCCATCCTTTATTGATTGAATCCACCCACCTAACGAAGGATTTTGGATAATCCATCGGCTCATGAGAAGGCATCCATTCGGACGTTTTTATTTTCCTTGGTTTACTGGGCTCGGTGTCTGGGAAAGGTAAACTCATTATATATCTTCAGTGTCAATCTTCTCAATTCCCATTTTTTCCTCGAAATCTTTGAGTCTGATTTTCGAAAGAGATATATGGCCTTTCCAAAATATAGCGGGATTTACATGATACACATTTTTACCTCTCTTCCCTGTAATAGCTATTGCCCCAAACTCTCTAAGTTGCCTCATAGATAAAACAACTGTTTTTCCTGACATTCCTAGTTTTTCTGCCAACTTTCTGTAGGAAATATCAAAGGCGTAGTTCTCGAATTTAGTCCTACTGGCAATGTATAGTAAAATTTTTACGGAGCTGCCAGAAAGATTTTTCATTAAATCCTCTATTGGATCCTGATGCATGGAGATGAATGTTAGTCCATCTCTTTTTCCATTACGTATCTTCTTAGCTATCCTGCTGGCATCTTCTCCGATAAGTACAGCTACTGGGGTTGTTTCTCCTGTAACCTTATTTATAAAATACAAGGTATCTGGAGCAACATCCATGTCTTTCAATCGATCAAGCTGATTATAGAGTATGTGGTATGAGTTCTTAAGTGTTTTTGGCATCTTTTGATAATATCAATCTCTTCAGGCTTTTTTGTATTTTTAATAAGTAACCCTGCTTCACCTTATGGGTTTTATTCTCTAATTGAAGCATTGCCTTCACAGCTCTGAGAAACTCTTCTGGTACCATATCTGCTTTAAGTCGGTTACAGTCGCCACATGCCGGAACACTATTCCTGTTGGCACGGATGCCATCACGAGATTCTGGTATTAAATGGTCTTTTGTACGGGAAAACTCGTCGATACTGCGCTTACAATAGTAGCACTTCGTAAGATCAATATCAACGCGATGTCCGTATATCTTTTTTCCTTTCACTAAGAGATTTTCTTCAGCTCAGCTAACCAATCTGGCATTAAAACTTCAGAATCAGAAACCATCTCAATCTGATTTTTATTCAACCAAACTTCAGTTCCTTTGAAACTCAAACAAACATCAAGATTTCTTTCGTGAACAACCTCTTTAAACTTCAATTTAACGTGCCCATCTTTAGTAGATGCAGCTTCAGGTTGTTTTTCAGTACTGGGAGGCACCGAAGGAATTGCTTTCTCCATTGCAGCGACAACTCTATTTTCGAAATTTGCACCTCTAGAGCTAATTCCAAGCTTGTCTCCAATGTTTTTAATGATCTCCTTTGTGGTATCTGCTTTATCAACAATTACCTTTAGTTTTTTAGCAGCAAGAGTCCATTCTGCTTTATTTTTTGGTTTTGCCATGACTTTTTTGGTGTAAATATAGTTATTTTTATTTTTTGATAATTCCGACCTCTTGTTTGATGATTTTCTGCTTTCCTTCTTCAGCAGCTTTTTGTTCATCCATTTTTTCAGCCATTGCCATAATAGTCATTCGAACTCCTGACTGTAAAACCATCATGTGCATTTTATCTATCAATGCTTTTGCTGGGGTTTTACCGGGAGCTACAACTCTCATGAGCGGAGCGTCTTTGTAGTGTTCCGGATCACCTCCTTCCGGTACGCTTGGCTTTAGCATTAGCCAAATGTATTTCTCTTCTTTGTTTTCGGAAGTTTCGATTTTAGCGTAAGTTCCTGTGTGGGCTATAAGCCCGTTAAATGTTCCTAATGTCATTTCTTTTGATTTTTATTGATTGATTTTCTTGATGTGTGAATATACCAGCTCAAATATCAAACTGAATAGTATTTTTATTAAAACGAATTTATAGATCCAATTGTCAAATTGAATTGCAATAGCTAATTGCCAACTAGTATGGAACATGAATTGGAAGAAGTGCCATCCATCAGTAGTCCAGACAAAGATTGTTGTAGATCCCGGGAAGGCTGGTCCATTTTCTTTTTTCCCTAATTTGTATTTATTTTTTGAACCCGTAGCTTTATCCCAGTACCCATTAAATTTCCCCTCAGACGATAAATCCATTAAGGCATTTGAAACAGCTGCTATAATGAGTAATACGATTATTATCATTTGTTTTTTCTATAAATTAACCAAACTCTCAAAATAGCCAGGAATATTATGAACGAAAGAAATACTATAACACCTTCAAGAACGTAGGGGTCAAAGTCTTCTCTAGTTTGATATGATACGATTATTCCTAGAGATGCCATTCCACAGATGATGTAAATGGAGATTACGTTTCGGGGAGTGTCTGAGAGAAATTCCCAGAATGAGGTGTATTTTTTCATATTTTTCCTTTTAATTCTTTTGCTTTATCTAGATACCATTTCTCTTTACCCATCTCCTGATCAACACCATCTTTATGCCCCAACCTCATTCTATACTTGAAGGCAGTCATTTCGCAGTACCAAGCGGTTTTCTCTGGACCCCAGATCTTTTCCATCATCTCGATTGCTTCGAAGGGATATTGCTTGTAGTGGGAAGGATTAATTACATCCTCTCTGGTGTCTGTTCTAACAAGTATAGGTGGACGCTTTTTCGAACTTTCCATTTGCTTTTTAATCGATTCGGCTATGTTGAATTTTGCCATGGGATGTTCAGTGAGGAAGAGATCGGTATCGGCTATGCCAGTGTAGTTGATTGGAGAATCATCCTCTATGTTTGAAATTATTTCAGCGAATTTACCATTACTCCGTAGCAAAACACCATAATCTCTAGCAACGAACCAGACTTCTGATTCTTTTTCATCATAACAATACTCACCAACACAGTAAACGTTTCTATCTTCTTTAGTTTTGAGACATTTAACTATTTCTGCATTTTTGTAAAATTCTCTAACCCCTCTCATAATCGATTCTACTTTCAATTGAGCAGGTGTTGATTTCGAAAGAACGGGATTAGATTTTGCTGTATCATGCATCGCAAGAATAGTTTCTCTAGAATATCCTGAAACAATAATATTTACACCTCCAATTTTTTCAACTATTATTTTAGCATATTTACCATTACGGTAAACCGTGACGTAAGGGTCGTTAATTCCAAACCCTTTGGGCTGGAATAAAACCATGTTATTTCCAGAAGTACTAAAAGTGCCACCTTCAATTTTATATGGCATATTATTGTCGATACATGCAATCTTAATAGAATGCTTGAAATATGTTTTAACATCATCAAGTAAGCTAAGGATTGCGATTGGAGACTCTTCTTCTGAAGGACCACGTAATTCTCTACCGTAAGCTACAGTGGCCCAATCACCATTTTCATGCATTAAAGGAGTTTTGTTTTTGCCTTCAATGTAATACAGCACATCATTGAAGTATCCTATACTCATGTCTGTAGGTAAGTCGACAATCTTACCAGTAAGAGGACATGCTATAGCTCCAACATTACTGAATTTTGAATAAGCAACATCAAGCAACTTTTTCTGATCTTTTTCTGGTATTATCATATTTGATTTCAATTTTATCGTTACCATAGAAACCAAATCGAGCCCCTCTTACTCTGATGGAAGCCGACTTAATACTATTTGTAACTTGGGTTAACATTTATTTTTTAATGATATACTTTTTTGAATATATAAGCTCTGTTGGTTTTCTTTTCCAACCAAAAAGATAGCTTATCAGGAACAGGAATCGATACAGCCCACCTCAAATAAGGAAGTATCCCAATTACACCAATACCCCAGTGTCCTGAACAAACTACTGATAGCTCTAAATTAAAACTATCAAGTATCCAAAACTTAAAAAACAACCAATGGAAGCTAAAAGACCTAGTGTTATGTTTGTCTGATTTTCTTTTAACTACATTTGGAAGCAGTGGAAATTTATTACTTCTATACCAGGTTGGTTTTCTATAGTTTTCATTTTCTTTTACGTTACTCATAATTTATTTTTCAATTATTTTTACCATTATTGCGGTTGCCCTCACATCACCTTGATGAACTGTCTCACTGTAAGATTTTATCACAAAACCTTTTTTGCCATTTTCATTTAATGCATCTTGGAGATCTTCGAGTTTGTCGGTGTGTATTACGATATGTTCGGCTTCTTTCATAATTTCAATCTAAAAAGAATTAGGTGGGTTTTTTTAAGTTTGGCGTCCCACCTTCTTCCCTATCTTACTCGTTAGAACGATTAGCAGGATTCGAACCTAATACGAACTATTTCTAGATCAGCCATCACCAACTCGGCATCTCTAATCGTTACGCTCGTCGTTTCCGAGCTGTCATACAACCTCCCTATGTTGTAATCGTGACATGGTTACTGCTTATATTGAAAAAGGCATTCTAGTTACCATGTAAACCCATTCGCCTTTGTGCTAGGGGGATGATTCGAACATCCAACCTGTAGGTCAATTTTACTGCTTCCTACCGCTCTTACCTGCTTGAGCTACCCACGCAATTTCCCAGTCTTTCCTGAGTGTCATATCTGCCCTGAAAGGTGTTTCGGATTAATCCAACTCCCTATGCCTACTCATGTAGCTCGATAAGCGACCCGACTCTTACGGGTTATCGTTTAATGAGTGGGGGATTATCGTTTCCCCCAGTACGTTCTACGCTGCAACTCTAAGCTGCGGTGTAAAAAGGTTTATAACTTTTGCAGTTATATTTATCAATCTAAAGTTCATTACCCTTATCTCGCTGTCAAATCCAGGTCACCCCCATATATCCACCAGAGGTTTGATAGTTCCTAACTCTGGCCCATTGGAAAATGGTAGTGGAGGTGGGGGAAATCGAATCCCCGTCCAAACAAGTAGCTAATAACAAATTGTGCCATGCACTAGATTAATGTTTTTAAATGTAAATAAAATTAGATCAACTTACATGCTATCGTGGCAAGGCTAATTGTATTTACCAATATGTTAAAGAACTAACGAGGTTCTCCTGCTACTAACTTATTGTTTTCATTAATGATTCGACTGTCCATAAACTCATAAATCCTTTCGGTGCTTTTCCAACTATCTTTTACAAAGCATCAAACAGCGTTGCTTAAACTTGATCTCATGAAACCAAGATATGGCCTCCCTCATTAACTATTCAATAAATCAAAGAACCTCTTTTCTATGCTTGCAGTGCAAACAGGATTTGAACCTATGGACCCTTTCGGTAGTTGCTTCCCTACTCCGGGTCAGTAGTTGTTATCCTTGAGCAACAAATAAAGAAGTTTACTCTTTATCAATCATTTGGATTAGACCACCGCTTTCAACCATACTTAGCTATTGCACTATGACAATATTGCATCTCTACAACAAAGCCATTGCAAATGTAAACAAATATCTGAAAGTAACAAAAGAAAAACCAACTGTTTACATAACAACCCCCACTTTTATTCAATCAAACAACACATACCCAACCAATTACAAACCCCCCCTATAAAGTATTTAATCTATAACACAAAGAATCCTTAATATAGATATTTATGAAGACTCCGGAACATAGCCTAAGTTATTGTTCTTCGCCCCCACCAAGCTCTGATCTATTCAATGGACCTTGGGTGGCAAAATGTAATAATTAAATCGTATGTGGCACTTACATAATATACTTTTATTTACTTTACTATACTTTACTTTACTTGCATTGCGAACGCATTGGCTACCTATCCATCACCCATATAGGTAATCTATGGGTACCCATTAAGTACCTATTCCCTCCCCATGTACGGGTACCTCATATATAAACACCCCCACCCCTTTTAACTTCTTGATTATCAAATTGTTATAAGTGCCATATTCTATCTGGAGAAAAAGTATTGATGAAATATCAGGGATAATACTACTGGGGGTAATCCGTATCCGTGGGGGTAGTATATAATACAATAGGCCCCCACCCCTTTTCAAACCGAAACCCCCAACAACTTAACCTCCTAAAACCCAAATCCTTAACTATCTTTACTCTTTTACCCCGTAACCCCTTTGGGAGGGGCTACTCTCTTGAGGGTCACTTAGTTAGCTGAGTATTCATTGCAGAGCTTCGCCTCCCAAGGCGGGGCGGGGTGCTCTTTGTCAGGGGCAAAAACCTACCCCCCAGCCCCATGACCTATTCATCCATTACCTTAATACACTGAGTTACAACACATTGCCCCGAATGGGTATCCAATGCTAACCTATTAGTAGCCCACCTTTTACCCATAACATCGGGCCTATTGCATTGTATTATATCTATATATTATATCTATATAGAGAGTGGACACACCTTTAGGGGGTTGGTACTAATCACTACAGCCCAGTGATACCAACACATTCACACATTCAATTTGTTTCTCTCAGCATTTAGCCTGATGTTTACAATGTCGACAGGCAAACGAGCCAACAGACATACACACTGACAAGCACATGACACGAGCATTACATGTGTACCTTTTCACTCACATCTACACAGTGAGAGTTTAACACAGATTAAACGAGGTTGCTAGTTCTTTGACATATGAAGTTGTAAAACGAAGGGGTGCTAACAAACCCTAAAAAGAAAACCCAAGTGGGGGGAAAAGAGTACCACTTTAAACAGACAAAAGACTACGGTGACCAGTGAATAAAGTAACTGGATACGTAGCAAGATTATACAGCTATGAAGTGTTAATAGAGTGACGCAAGGATGGCAACCTTAAAAACTAAACCATGAAGTGTTAACAGAGTTACGCCCAGTTGGTAACTGGTAAAACTGTTTCCCCTCAATCATTCATTTGGTTGCGGGGAACAAAGGCGTTATGCCATTCATTAAATCATACTATTATGAGCAAAATTGAGAGCACTGTAAAAGGGTTAATTAATGCTGTAAACTACAAAGGAGAGTTTGCAAAAGAATCCAAGGATAAACTACTAGAGTTCTATTTGGTTACGAATAAAACTAGGTTAAATTCACTAGATTTAAACAAAGTAAAAGATCATGATTTTAAAAGCGAAATAATGACCGGAGCAATGAGACTTGGAAAACAAAGAGACCTCAGAAAAATAGTTACAAAACTTGAGAGACATGCTTATGCCCCCGAATTAAATCAACTTCATTTTAAAAACGGTAAAACGCTCAAAGTAAAAGCCGATAACATGGATGACGCTATACTTTATGCTTCAATATATTTAAGCTCTGGAGAGGTGAAAAGATACGGATATACAATAACTTAATTACAAGCCCCCGAATGTTATTCGATTAACTCAGGGGTTCCAAGTCGATGGAGGACTATAACTCCACACATCAACAACAACTCGCAGTACAGCGGTGCTCATAGAATAAGCTATGGGGGTGGTTCGACTCCATTTTCTGCGACAAACTAAACACTTAGAATTATGACGAAGCAATATAAATGGAGACTGTTTCTATTTGGAGACATAATCTACGAAACAGATGACATCTTAGCTGCTGAGGCTTACAAGTCGACGTACAAAGAAGTGTTAAAAAAGCATATAACAATTGAACAAAACACATTGATAACTAAATAAAACTACTATTATGAAAAAGGTATTTACAAGCTCATACGATGTGATACATCTATTTGCACAAAGAAGTCAAGACGAAGCAAGAGTTTCAAACAGAAGCGTATATTTTAACAACGAAACAAAGATTTATTCTTATGGTTCGCATTATTTGTTAGGTGAGTTTTTAGATGCCAACACAATAATGATAAATGATGACGGATATAGCGTTACAACATCAAAACATATCAGCCAAATAAAAGGAGCAACAAGCCAGTATAGACAGTTCTTAAAATCAGAGTCGGACATCGACAGAGTACATAGTCACGTAATAGCTAACAAAAACAGGTTAGCAAATGCAAGAAAGCCCGAAATGTACATAAACCCCATTTTAAATCTATGGTCCACGCTTAACACTTTCCTTGAATACAGCAAAGCAAAGAAGTACAAAAGCAATAAAAAATATCGAGAGATTAAATCTATTGTGAATGCCCTCAATAATGGTTCCGATGACTTCAAAGAGAAATTGAGACTTGCAGCCATAAAAGAAGCGAAAGCTCAAAAGAGAAAAGACGCGAAAGAACTAGTAGAAAAACTAGAGAAATTCAACAACTATGAAATCAATTTCTTTAGAGTTGGAAAGGAGGACTACCTGAGACTATCACAGGATGGTGAAAGAGTGGAAACTTCCCAACATGTAAGCGTTAAGCGAGAGAATGCAAAACTATTGTATCAAATGATCGAAAGAGGTATTGAAATAAAAGGCAAGCATATCGAAAACTATGTAGTTACCAGTATAAACGGTACATTGAAAATTGGATGCCATAGTATAAATATTGAGAGCATGCATAAAATAGGCAAATCTCTGTAGTCGACTAAGCGACTCTAAACCACATTAAGCTTAGTGCGTCCCTCATTGCGAGGGGGTTGTATAAACTAAAACACATATAAAATGAAAGGATTACTAGTAATTGCAGCAGCTGCAATGTCGAAAGAAGCACTTGTTGACCTATTAGAAGAAGCAGTCGAAGAGTTTAAAAAAGACCCCACCGATGAAAACTTCAAAAAGGTAGCCATGCCCGCTTTAATGGTGACTACTAAAGCCTCTATAATAGAGAAGGGAGGAGATAGTACTGAAGCTGCTATTGAAATGATTCAGGAATTAGATAGAACGGGGAAAGCATCCAAGCTACTTGACTCAGAAGAAAATTAACAACATTCCCCAACACCCCTCAAAAGGTCCAGGGGAACCAAGGCGTTAGCCACAAAACCAAACACATACCACTATGAAAAATGTAATAAGTACAGCCGTAAAGAATGAAATCAAAGCCATGAGCGCAAGCAAAGTCGAAGATTCAATATCAACGTCCGACAGGGTGAAAATTGGCATCTGCTTAGTATTAGTTGTAGCGTTAGGCGTGTTAATTGTAACGTTCGGAGAATCTTTTTAGTTATGTGCCATTCAGAACTAGTAGAACTTTTATTTGAATTAGATTCAGTAAGAGAAGCGTTACACAGAACAGATGTAGCTATGATCCGTCAGGCCCAAATGGAAACCAATGAGCGAACAATTGACAATCGCGTTAGAATCCACCGCCAACAAAAACAACTAAGAAAAGAAAGAATAAGAGCGAACATGGAAATAGGTTTCGCTCTTGAATGTCCAACAATGAAAAACTAAAAATCACTATCATGAAAAAATCGTTTACAAAAGAATACATCTTAGCTAGTCGAGGGTGTTACGACAGAAACCAAGTAGAAGAACTAAAGTTTATTAATCAAAAAAGAATCACTTTAAAAACATTATTCAATCATTTATCGATTAAAGATTTTACATGGTTCCTAGCTAGGAAGTGTGATTTAACATTGTCGGAAAAAAGACAATTAGCTCTGCATTGTGCTAAACAAGTGTTGCCAATTTTCGAAAAGAAATATCCGGAAGATAAAAGGATTCACGATTGTATTGAGGCAACTCAATTGTATTTGGACGATAAGATTGAATTAAGTGAGCTTCGCAAGAAGCGAACTGCTGCTGCTGCTGATGCTTATGCTGCTGATGCTTATGCTGCTGATGCTTATGCTGCTGCTGCTGCTGCTGCTGCTGCTGCTGATGCTGCTGCTGCTGCTGATGCTTATGCTGCTGCTGCTGATGCTGCTTATGCTGCTGATGCTGCTTATGCTGCTGATGCTGCTGCTGCTGCTGCTGCTTATGCTGCTGATGCTGCTTATGCTGCTGATGCTTATGCTGCTGCTGCTGCTGCTTATGCTGCTGATGCTGCTTATGCTGCTGATGCTTATGCTGCTGCTGCTGCTGATGCTGCTGCTTATGCTGCTGATGCTGCTGCTTATGCTGCTGATGCTTATGCTGCTGCTGCTGCTGATGCTGCTGATGCTTATGCTTATGCTGCTGCTGCTTATGCTGCTGCTGCTGCTGCTGATGCTGCTGCTTATGCTGCTGCTGCTGCTTATGCTGCTTACAAGAAGTCAATTTGGGAATTTGTAGAATCAATAAAATGAAAACAGTGACAATAAGAGCTAGATTCCAACAGTCAGAAAAGGCATACATCTTCCTCAACAGCTCACCAAGAACCTACAAAGGAAAGTTCCTCAACAACATGATTTCCCTCCCAAAATCCCAGACCGAGATCATCGAGATAGAAGAGATTGCCATGAGCCTAAAAGCAGTATCAGTCGCCATACCAAACTGGTTATACGACAAACTCCCCCTGGATTGCCCAGAGTGGAAAGATTTAATAAAATCACTATCATAATTATTAACTAACACGTATTAAAATGAGTAGAATAACAAAAGCAATAACTGAAGAAGTAGCTATTAAAATGACGGTTAAAAATGCCGAAGAAATAGAGGTTCTAAAAAAAGAGCTTAATGACAAAGCAATAGAATTTCATATTGCTAATACTCCTAAAGAAATTTTAGAAATGTATGCAAAATATCCATCTTATTTTAAAAGGGCAACCCAGTTTCGTTTAGGATCTGATTTTAGTTATAAATACGTTGAATCTTCAGTAAAACTACCTTACGAAGGAGATTCATGTTTTAACAATAATTATATCAACTTTACTAATAAAGAGGAAACTAAATTAGTTAAACTACATTATAAAATAATTGATGCAGAAAAAGCCCTAAAAGATTTGAGACAAGATATTAAAATAGCTTTATATAGTATGCGAACTTACGCTAAGGTTGAAAAGGAATTTAATGAAGCTTTTAAATTTCTGCCTAAGAAAATAATAACTGCTGTATCTGTAGATCTTGGATCGATCAGGAAAAAATTAAAGTAAAACCACTACCATGAACAAAGACGAAATAATTGAGGCACTGAGCGACAGACTTGGTAAGACCAACAAAGCAATAGACAATGCCACCTCCATCATGAAGAATGAATTTGGAGAGACCGAAGAGTACCTAATCCTAGCAGAGGAATTAGCCCCCAACGAAACCCTCCTAGTCAAAATAGAATCACTATCAATCCTCCCCGAAAACTTCTGGGTGGTAGTAGAGAAATATCTTGAAAACCATAGCAATAGTGCTGAGGTTAAAAGAAATGATGCACTGCATAGGTATTGTAACGACAACAAAGAGGGGTTGTCTGAATTGGAGATCAAGTGGATGGAAAGACATTATCCGGATATCGAAGAAGCATTGAAAAAAAGTAATATTGAACTGTATGCTAAGGCATTAATGGCTAGTATATCTAAATAATTAAACGCAGTAGAGAAAAATTCTCTATATTTGAAAAATGAAGAAATTCTTCAAAGGCTTCATGTTATGTACGATGTTACTCTGCATTTCAGCCGTCAGCTTTGGATCTGATGGTGCCAAAACCATAAAAGAACCCGATAAGGTCTCCATGGAGGACTTAAGTTATTCCGCAGATGTTATATCTGTAGAGATTGTTTCACTGGTAATTGCTGACACAGATTATGGGCTAGACTCACTATCAACGTCATTCAAAGCGGTAGCTGTGCCTTTTTATAAGACATTGGTAGCGATAGATGCGATTACACCGTTAAACTTTATAATGGACCCTGGACTATGCTATGCGATTGTTAGCAATACAGGCACATTAGAAACCGGAAAAAACTACATAACCATACCTAAACAGATGACGGCATCAAATCATGTCGGAAAGTTATCTACCATTGGTAATGTTACCTATACAGGAAATTTTATCTAGGTTATAAAACTAAAAAGTCCTCAAGACTTGCCCGAGATAAATTGGATCAGGCTCCAGTCATCGGGACACTAGTACGTTTTACGTAAAAAATATTAAAGGCTCTTCATAACTGGGGAGCCTTTCCTTTTTTATATGATGGAATGGCGGAATTGGAAGACGCTGATTCTAATAAGAGTAGATTGCAAATTGTTCTTCGGCATTTGGCAACAAGTGTGACATATACGGAAGAACCTCAGACGGGTCCATGCTTGAGTCCTGTCGCTTACAGAAAGGTGTGCATTAGATAACTTACTCATTTGCAGGTTCGAATCCTGCTTCCATCACAAACCAACAATTTAATCATGGACAATCTAAGAATAGGTAGCACGATATTCGTCGTGCCCAAGAAATTAGTGGAAGGCTCCAAAGTCTTCAAAGCAAAAGTATCTACCTTTGCAATCAGGAAAAGTAATGTAGTGCCAATAATCGTATCGTTAGGTAAAAGTCCTATTGAGTACGTGAAGAGTAGTTATAATTTCTTTAAAACGCAGGAGGAAGCAATTGAGAAGCTTCGAACATTTAATTAAATCACTATCAAAATGATTGATGAAACAAAAATAGGAGGATTCGTATTTGGTATCATTCCCAACGAACAAACCCCCAAAACACCTCAAATCCTAGACATTCAGAACTTCATATCTACCCAAAAAGAACAGATAGAAGCCTTTAAGGATTACATATACATAATCACCAGATGTATTGGAATGGCAGCTAATCAATGTTCGATAGATGGAGAGAGGTTTAACGTAAGAATGGCAGTTGTTAAAGACTTAGAGACAAGAGAATCTATAATTGCTATCGAGCCAAAAATAGTTGGAAAGAGAGGGTTGTACAGGAACAAAAAGGAAGGTTGCTTAACTTGGGGTAAAGATAAGGTGATCGTCGCTAAAAGATGGGCTGAAGTCGATGTAGAGTACTACAATGAAGAAGGTGAGTTAGTCAAGGAGACTGCCAAAGGTTTTAAAGCCCAGGTATGGCAGCATGAAATCAATCACCTCGATGGAATTGAAGAAGATGTCAGGGATATGATTCATGTTTCTGACAAAACGAATAGGAATGACCCATGTCCATGTGGATCTGGGAAGAAATACAAAAAGTGCTGCATTGTTTAATTAAATCACTATCATCATGGCAGAAGAAAATGAAGAAATAGAGAATCCACCAGCGTTTCCTAAAACTGGAAATTTTGATGAAAATCAAGGAAGTGAATATGATTCAGAAGATCAATGTGGGATGACATTACGCGATTACTTCGCGGCTAAACATTTACAAGGAGTTTCAGGAGATAGGGAAATGTGGACTTCAATGTGTATGGATAGCAAAGGTAATCCAGTTCGTCACATTGCCGAAGAAAGCTATAGAATGGCAGATGAAATGCTTAAAGCAAGACTTAAAAAATAGTTTAATTTAAAATAACGAAATGAAAAATCAAAGAAACAAATCAAACGTAACGAAATGTATTGACTCCGTAAGAGGTGGGTTCAAAGTGACAACCGAAGAAACTGGAGTAATGGTTTTCTCAAAGAGAGATCAGGCAGCTAAGTTCTTGAAAGGTAAGGGATTTACTGGACCATTCGTAGATAGAGTTGGAGATCATCAGAGTATAGTTGGGAGGTAGTTTTGGAGTTAACGATATTTTACCTACCTTTGTGTCTTATTAAGTACCGAACTAAGTTCGCGTCTCACATTTGATTAAACATACTTAGTGGCTTGCATCTCCGATTGCTCGGGGTCCACACATTTAAAGAGTTTATGAGGTGAGACGCATAAGCTCTTTTTTGTGTGCTTAAAAATACGATAAGCCGAGCAGTTCAAATGGAACACTGCCCACACAAAATCCTAGATAAGGTTTATTAGAGTTTTATGACACCCGATGTTAAGATGTAGTAGCAATGTCTAGCCGACAACTACTGACCTGCAAGATTTAAAAGATCGACATTGGACCTTAAAGAACAAAGAGTTGAGAAGCTTGAGTCACGTTAAACGTCAGGGATAGGAAGTGTGTTATTGGCTTAGTCTAAGGTAGACATATTCGGGTAGGTAGTACTTGCAGGGATATAAGGTTTATAATGCCTAAAACTAAATTGAATTATGGGTAAAGAAGATTGTAAACATCCTAAGAACGTAATAAGAACCATAAATAACGGAGGGTCTTACTGTGGGATATGCTTAGAAACTAATCTTTATAATAAAGTCGTTAAGAATGAAGATGGGAATGAAGTTTTTAAAGGAACTGTTTGGGAGTGTGACGAATGGATAAAGAATAACACGAAAAAAGATAAGCCAAAATGGTTTTATTTGTGGAAACTATTAACGATGGAAATGAACCCCGTCTTAGGGTGGATATTCGCGTTAATATTATTACCATTCTTTACACTAGGGTTTGCGATTTTAATAATTAAAAACAACCAATAAAGGTTAAATTAAAGTAATCACTATCATGAAAACACCGATGCAAGAATTAATCGAAAGATTTGAAACGGGAAGACAGCACCATGAAGAACGAATGAACGAGAAGGGATTATCTCCAACAGAAAAGAACAGAGCATCTTATTTATTTCATCATTGTGACTCTGTTATTTCAATAGCAAGCGAATTAATGAAAAAAGAAAAGCAAATTATAATAGATGCTTACGAAGTTCAAAAATTTGGATTATATGCAATGACTGACACAGGAATACAAGACACTGCGATAAAGTCTGGAGAACAATACTACAAAGAAACATTCAATAAGTAAAATCACCATAATGAGTAGCGAAATACATTATTGGGTAGGAAATATAACGGGATACATCTTTAGCACAACCAATAAGTGTCCCATGAAGAAGCCCCCCGACAGACTGAAATACCTGGGCTACACCACCGACCCCTTCTGGCCCAAAACAATGAACACTGGCAGAATATTACACAAGGAGGCCAACCATAAATTAGCAAAGAAAAGAAGGCAAAGAATTAAGAAGCTGCTTAAACAATCAAAACAAATGATACCGTAATATTACAGCAAAATTACAAGAGCTTTGCCAGTGCCCTTATTGGAGGGAGTAGTAACGGAAGTGGGCTTGTATGAAATTACGGAAGCGGCTAAACTTCCGCTAGATTGTTTAAGGGGAGGGGTGAAAGTCTAAGAGATTAGTAACCCCTTTTTTAATAAAATTTAAATGCACTATCATGAAAACAGCAAAAGAATTTGAAAAAAAAGTAAAAGAGGAAAATATCACAGAATGGCTTGGACATAATTGTACATTATGTGGATATCAAGTAGGGTATCATTTCATAGAAGGTAATGTTTACTATGACAATGGATGCGATTGCACTAACGGAAAAAACTTAAATCCACGTACGTGGGAGGATGTAGCAGAACGATATAATATGCAGACACATCCTGATGTAATAAAAAGAATGAATAACTTCTGGAAGTTTAAATAACCGTTCAATAAGTAAAATCACTATCATGGATAACCTGCAATTATTAAACGAGCTGATGGGTCTGGTAAACGACAAACCAAGGTCATCAATGCAATACATGAAGTTCTACGATCAGATAAAGCTATTAACTGAAAGGCATAAAAAGGTTAGATTCAGAATAGCATCGGATGGTACGATTAAGGAACAGAAATTTGTGCCAGATGATTGGATTAGAATTGAAGAGAAGAATGGTGTTACGAGTGTCGTGATACAGAGTAAATTAAATCAGGAGAGATGAATACAAAACACACACCAGGAGAATGGACGGCTAACTTATCAGGGACATTATCTTCTGTAAAGAGTGGAATCACAAATGTGGCTTTAATGATAGGAAGCAATACTCATTATGATGAGGATGCTAGAGACCCAACAAAGGAATCGTGGTTGAATTACAGAAAAAGAACAGAACCACTTAGACACAAGGAAGAAAAAGAAACAGAAGCCAACGCTAAACTAATAGCAGCAGCCCCCGACATGCTACAAGCCCTCAACGAAATAATCGAGTACAACCTACAGCAAGCCGAAGATCAGTATGGAGATAGGGAGAAAGCGGAAAGCTGGGCATGTGTTAGGAAAGCTAGGGAAGCAATTAAAAAAGCAACGTTATGAAAAAATATCTTACAGGATACAAGCTTAATGAGTTACAGTCATTAAATACGCATGGGCTATGTTATACCCTTAAAATAAAAGTCGTTAAGTTTTTTGGATTAATAAAAAGAGTCCATAAACAACAATTCATCATTCCTTATGGTAATGACACGAAGGCGTATGAAAAGTTTTGGGATGGACTAATAGCTGACAAAAGACCTTTGCCATGAAAAGAGTAGTAATCAATAACAACGAGCCAACGATATCCTTAGCAAGTGTAACAGGAGACAACATTTACGTCTACATGACTGGAACTGGCAGGTTGTTCTTGCTGTCTAGGTTAGGAAGGAAACATGTTCCAGATAAGAGAGGTGAATATCATCATGGATTTGTACCACTATCAACAACCAATGAGGTGCCAGTGTTTCTGGGGGATAGCATGAGGGAGTCGATAACTAAGGCTGCGGCATCTGGTAATAATATTATGGAGTTTGAAAATCTTACTGCCTTAATGAAGTGGAAATTAAAAATATCGTCATGAGAGAAATAAAATTTAAAGTATTTGCAGACGGAAAGATGTACGAACCTTTTAAATTAAATTGGTTAAAAAATAATAGCGGAAGACCAGATGATTTTAATAGTACTAATTTTTCAGAAGGTGTAATATTTCTGCAGTGGACAGGATTAAAAGACAAGGATCAGAAAGAGGTCTACGATGGTGACATATTAGAGATAGATGGTCACAGAATCGTTAAGGTAGAATGGAAAGAGGTCATGGGGTTGTGGGATTTGGTTTTTGTTTCAGATAAATTTGATAAGAAATTCCTCGGATGCCCAATGGCGAGAGTCAATTCAAGAGGAAAGGTGATTGGAAATATCCACCAAGACCCAGATTTATTATGAGCTGGCAAGATAAAATGTCCCAGAAGGACCGCGACTACCTCATCTCCACCGGAATAATCAATATCAACAGTCCAAAGCCAATCGGCTATAAGCTGGTGTGGAGATTTGGGGGAAAGGATGAGTTATTAACTCCTCAAAAGGTGCCATATAATTATTGTGCTACGATTAGGAAGAGGAAGGAGAAGGAATCTCAGTATCGGGCTGGGAGGTTTATTATTTTACCAATTTATTAGTGATATGAAGGAATTAAATTTATTAG